CGGTCCCGGCGAAATGCAGATGCGGTCCGGTTTCATTTCCGCGATGTCGGAGAGTGTAATCTGGTCGTTGCGCACCGTGTGCACATGCTCGCCCAACTCGCCAAAGTACTGGACGATGTTGTAGGTAAAAGAGTCGTAATTGTCGATCATTAGAAGCATTTTAGATTCAACTCACTAATAAATAAGGGGATTTTATTTTGGGGCGGTTTTGATACTCAATTTGGTACTCAAGATTGAGAAAGTACCTATGTCATTGTATAAAATAAAGCCACCTCAATAGGTGGCTACTTTATCAGATTCTTTTGTGTCTGTAACGACAGATTGCACATACGACAACAACCAAAAACTTTTTCGCCCATCCTTGTGTGGCCTTTGGTATCTGCCTTCACGTATCCGAGCATCTAGAGTTTCAGGTTCAATATTGAGCATATGGGCAAATTCTTCACGACCAACACGTCGCTCTTCTTTAGCTTGAGCCAAACGTTCCACTACATCCACAAGCTTTTCCATCAAACCCGGTTCAATCTTAATTGCTTGTCGCATGATGAGCCTCCTTATTCTCTAATGCAGGGAGTTTCTTTTTCATCTCATTAACTTGATACTCTAAATTAAAGCGAGCAATTGCAGCATTGTTCGTTAACATTGCTTTTGGAAAAGATACTTTAAATTCTTCCAGTTTTTGCAAAGCTTCTCCAGCATTGTTTGTATGGAATAACTCAATAATATTTAAATGAACATCTTCAAATACTAAGTCTGTTTCAGTCACACCTAAATCGAGACCAAGAACTGAGTAAAGTGGATATTTAGATATTTCCATTTTTTTCCGCCTCCTTCTTAGCATTTACTCGCTTTAGAATCGAATTTAGCGTTCCACGGTTAATACGTAATATTGCAGCAGCATGTGTTTTATTGCCTCTTGCCTGAACTAAAGCTTTATCGAAAAGCAAAGAAGTAACATGATCAAGGATCTGGTAATAACTATCACCATTCTTAAGTGCAATATCTAAATCTGCTTCAGTTAAAATCACATTCATCAGATCACCTCAATCAAATCGAATAGTTGAGCCTTTCAGCCAGTCACTACAAACAACACCTGTTACTTTCTGCCCATGCTGGTTTTTAGCAGTGAATTTTGTGGAAAAGGTATCATCCTTGCCACAACCAAAAAATGCATAGCCGTGTGTCTCGATATCAGTAAATCCATTGGCTTTTAAAGCTTTGTTGGCATCGTTAGTAGAAGAGCAGCCACTTAACAATAAAAAGATAAGTATTAGTTTTTTCATGACTCAGCTCCCAAACACCGGTACTAAAAATTGGATCTGGCAGGCGATTACTCCGCCACCTTCTGGATGTGGGTCATGCCACAATTTACCTTTTTCATAAATTACAGAATGCATGTAGCCACGTGGAGATAACCCAGCAACCAAGTGCTTTACTCCAATTTGCTTACTGATATCTTCTACCCAGCGTACGCTTTCTTCGGTTGGTTCATTCCAACCAATAGAAACAGACTTATAGCCATGTAGTGCAAGAAATTTATTTAAGTTGTCCTGGTAAATTTCACCATTGGTGGGATTTGCTGGATCCTCAATTAAGCAATTTTCCCAAAAATCAGGAATATTATGTAAATCAAGGTCAAGTAATGTGGCTAAGGTTGCACCTTCGCAATTTCCCCCGAAGCCAGTTTTTGTTTGCATTACCTTCTTCATTCACCTTCTCCCGATTCGCTTGCTCTTGGACCGCTTGGTCTATGCATCCAGTATTTAACTTTTTTTAGTAAAAACTCTTCTCCATTCGAGTTTGAAGTCCATAAGGTTTCATTATCTCCAAGGTCTTCTCCATTTTCACCATAAGGACCATCGACATAATCTGTGTTTAAAGTGCCTTCATGAATGACGTTATGTGAATCTAAGAACAAAACTAAATCGCCTTCATCTGGTAGCATGAATTCAGTTGAAACCCAGACTGGCACCGCCTGAGCTTTGGCTTTTTCCATCCAAACTTCCTGCATTAATTCAATGTCGTTATAACCAAGAGCACAGCCTGCTTCACGAACCATGTTTGTAATAACACCCATGCAATTCCAATCAATTTTCAAAATACCCTTGGTTTTGAGGAAGACAACAAATAAATCTCTTTCACTTTTTTCATTAAGCATTAGATAGCCCCTCTTTTTTTCAATTGAGCAGCCTTGGTTTTCACTTTGGCCATGATTAAACAAGTTTCATTGGTTTCAGGATTAGCCAACTTGTGAAAGCTTTGTGAATAACGAACCATTTCTGATTTGCGCATTAAGATAAGGTTTTCAATTCGACAATCTGTTTTGTCCTGGTTCTTAAAGGCAATTACATGCTTATCAGGAACAGGCCCAAAATGTTTCTCCCAAATGTGCCGGTGTTTCAGAGCAAAAACATTTGGCTCAGCAATTTTGATGTGAACATACCCATCTTTCTTATCAATTCGCTCATACCCAATTGGCTTTGTATTCCAAACCGATTGACCCTTTTTAAAACTTGTCCGGTTTGCACCAGTTAAACCTTTTGTGCCTTTATTGGGTGGAACACTTCCTTTCTCAAAACAACCAGTACGGCCAGTTCTCCATTTGTTACGTTTACATAAGCTACTAAGACATTGAACTGAAAGTTGGGTACTAAACTTCTCATTGAAAAGTTTGGTTAATTCTTTACGCTCAAGGGTGCAGTTAGACTTCACAAAGTCCAACTGCTCAGGCGAGTATTTAATAGCATGCCCTTTAGCCATGGCTAATTGTCCTTTGAGTTGTTTTGAAAGCTTCAGGAAGATTTTCAGCACCTTCTTTCATTCCGCGATACTCGGCAACAAGCTTTGTGGCTTGAAGTTGTAAATTAGCGTTTTCAATAACTGACTTACATATTTCGTTTACAGCACCAGCTCGTGAAACTTCTTCTTTAAGAGCATCGCCCTTTAGTTCGTCATTGCTTAATCGATCCAATTGAGCAAAAAGGTGTTTATTTAATTCTGATAAATTTGACATTTGTTCTCTCCAGGAAGAATCACTTTTAAGATTTCAAGTGTTCTTCAAATTCTTTACCGAGTGAGTAAGCCAGTTCATTACCTGCCAATCCCCGAGTGACCATTCCGTACTGTTTTTTGAACCGAAAATTAAAACCTCGACCGTCTTCCATGTTCCTAACTTGGTAGCCCAGAAGGGCTAACCAAATTTTGAAAGCGAGGAGGTTTTTGCGTTTAACGACCGTTCGCATTACCGTCTCCAGCTGCCTTCTTTAAGCAACACGTTATAGAGGCATTGTTCGATTTCTGAAGCATTTACATTGTCAAAGTGGTGATTCATGAAATTGCCGATGACAATCAAGGTTCTGTTTAATGATGAGTATCGAAATTTCATGGCAGATCCTCATCGATCAAATATTCGTTTTTAGCTAGATCAAGTTCTTTCTTTCGAGTTGTTATGGCCTGCATCATTTTTGGTTGTGCAAGTGGATCTAGACTATGAATGTCGATTTCAAATGCATCTAATGTGGCTAGGTCAGGAGCATTTTGGATTTGTGCAAGCATAGAAGGTTCATTTGCTTGTTTATCTTTTTTAAGCGCATCGAGGCGTTTATGAATGTATTGCAATAATGGTGCACGTTGCTCCGCTGACCACTGAGTTGTGTACTTGGTGACAGCATTAACTTCAGTAACAGTCTTTGATTCATCAACACGCTTTTTTAAATCATTAAGCTTTTTTTGATATTTTCCTTCTTCCTCTTCAATTGGTTTCCGTTCTTCAGTTTTTTTGACTTCAGCAACTTCAACTTCATTATTGAATTCAGACTTTTCAAAAGTAGCTGCTTTTAAATTTAAGCGGGTAAATAGTTCAGCATTTTCAACTTCAGTTAAAACGCCGTTTGAATTAATTCGGCTGCGAATAAAATCTAAATCTTCTTTTGCTTTAGAGTTAGAAATTTCATCAATGAAGGCTTCACATAAAACTGATAATTCATGTGCTTGGGGTTCTGCTTCAGCTGGAGTAAATAACTCAAGTTTTTCACTTTCAGCTTCAGCTTTAATTAATGCCAGCTCAGCTAATTTTGCATCTTTAGCATTCTCGATAGCTTTTAATTGTTCAGGTGTGAAACTGTGTTTCTCCAGGTCATAGCAAAGTGAGTCAATCTCACATTCGGTTTTGCTATTGCTAATGCCATCAAGCACAATGTCTTTTTCAGCCTCAACTAATTGCGGATCTGCCTGAGTTTCTTTTTTATTTGTGCGTTTTCGATCTGGCTTTGATTCAGCTGTTTTTAGTTTTTTAATTCCTGTATCTATAAATTCTACAGGCTTAAGAATTATGCCTAACTTAACGCCTAAAATTTCATGAAAGGCTCTGAGCTGATTTGCCGCATTATCTGAATCTCGTTGAACAACTCCATTAATAATTAAATCGCGAACATATTCACTTTTAGGATTAAATGGGCCGTAATAAATATTTGAGCAAGAAAAGTCGATGACATAAATTTCTTGACCATCTTTTAACTCGCCAGGAGTGCATGGTTTAGTAAAGGTAAAACCAGCGAGTTCGATTTTTTCAATATCGATGCAAAACTCATAATCTGGCAAAGCAAAAACAGTTGCGGGGAATTGGTCCAGCCCTAAAAACTCACCATCGATATGACGGCAAAGTAGATTTTTGCCTCTTTGCAAAGCTACAAAAGCTTCTTGATTATTTAAAATATTCATCGTTTTATCCTTTTAGAAGTGCTTTGCTAAGGTAAGGGTCTAAATCATCCTGTTTTAACAACCAGGTAACGTAATCGGCAGGCAGATCTTTGATAGCCATACCCTTGTGTTTACCAAAAGTTATTTTTGTAGGGATGCGAGCATGTTCAGAGGCAAGGAATAGGGAACGCATATCCTTAATGCCTAAGTTCTTGCAAATCTGTTTTAGTAGGGCAGCAGTTAGCAATATGTCTTGTTTTGCGTTATGTGCATTTCGAATTGATTCACGCGCTTTCAATGAACCCTTTGACAGCATGTAAATAAGAGCTGAAAGCGTATGTGCGGCATCTGGCCAGACCATTCGAGCCAAAGCTAATGTGCAAATTGATTTTACATTTACTGATTTATCAGAAAGCTTGATTGCTCTAATGTCATAATCAATATTGTGGCCAATGATGTATTGAATACCTTCAGGTAAACGAAACGTTTCATAACTCGGCTTATCAGCAATGTCTGACTCAAGAATGTGGTGTACTGCCATAGCACCATAATTAATAGGCTCAGGGCAGGAAAAGTACTCATCAAAGCAAGCTTCTTTATCAACAATTAATTCGCCATTCTCTTGGAAGCCAACTGGAACATGCGCGATTTCGATCGGATAACCATCTAAATCATGTGTTTCTGTATCTAAAATTAGTGCACTCATGCATGAAGTTCCTGTTTGGCTAATTGATCAATGTGTTGTTTTGCTTCTTCAAATCGCTCAATACTAATTTGGGCCAAGCCATCGATAGCCAGGTGCTCGCATACTTGAGTAACATCTAGAGCACGTTCACTGATGAAAGCCCGCAGCTCAACTAACTGCTTATCCGTGATTGGCACATGGCTATTTTGATGCTGTGCTTGTTGAGTCTGAGACTGCTTAGTGTTTGCAGATTGAGGGGTTGCTTGTTGCTGTTGGTTTAAACTTTGCAAATGCTGCATGATCGCGTTGTACTTCGCGCAACCTGCTTCATAGATTTCTTTATCGAAGTTTGGATATTGTTGGCGTAAACCATCAAAGATATATTCAGCTTGTTCAAGTGAGGTATTTAAAGGTAATGCCTCAATTTGTTTTAAGGCACGATCACAGTCTGCCTGGGTAGCCATTTGATTGTTTGAACGACTTTGATAGTTTTTCTTATTGCTAGATTGTTGCTCATTCTGAATGTTCTGATTAGTAAGAGCATCAAGATCATTCTGAGAGTCATCAATAAGAAGTAAATTAGATAGAGCATATTTCTTTGCATAACTTTGATATGCAGCAAATTGCTGAGTTTTTGAAATTTTCTTATTACTTGCTAAATCTTTAACAAAGTCAAAAGTTGCCACACCTGGCAAATCACAACGCATGTAAGTTTGATCTTTAAAAACGATATATGCATAAACTTTGAAACCATCTTTGATTTCGAATTCACGTGTGAAAACTGTGCATTTATATCTAAGAAGCAAAGGTTTTAATGCGGCTTGAATGTCTTCAGCAGAACGATATTTATAACCACCGAATTCACTGTTATGGCTTTTAGGAGCTTCTAGCTCATTAATCACTTTTAAGAAAGTAACGTGGTGATACACACGTTCAAGACCAGGAAGATCGAGAATACTTTCAGGAATAGCGTTAGCTAGTACATCGGAATTAATTGCAGCATTCATGGTGAGTACCTCAGTTATCCGTTATTACGGGCATTTTTATATGCGATTTTTTGGTTCGCACTATATGGCGTGCGCTTAAAGCAGTCTTTAGAAAACAAAGCTTCACGTTCTTTTTTGCGTTGTTCTTTAATTTCTTGCTCGAGGTTGCGAAGGATCCATGGCTTGATTTTAAGAAGGGTTTCGCTAATAGGGTTGCTGCCGTTTTCGCTCTCGATACGAATATCGGTAAGCTTTAGATTTGTTGAGAAAATCTGAGGACCTAAACGTACGTGATAACGGCCTTGATCATCGCGAGTGATAAATTCGCGGAAAGGGGTAGTGAATCGTTTTTTATTCATGATCACGCTCCAACCATTTTGTTTTGTTGAACGTGAGCCTTGATTACAGAAATGATGTTTCGAATATCATCTGGATTTGTGAAGTCGTTATAGTTGTTACCGTTAGCATCAAACACCTGGTCAACAGCTAAATTTGTGATTTCAATACCTGTAAATTCGCCATTAGGTGCGCCGTTTGTATCTTGAAACTTATCAAAGTCAAAGCTTGTGTATACACGGAACCCATCAAGATTAATGACTGCTTCACCAGAATTTTCAGAAGTGATTTTTACAGCTAATAAGCCGTATACACTTTTAGTTTTTGCTGAAGTAAGAGCAGGGGCTATAGCTGGAGGCTTAGTTATAAGATCATAAGCGCCGGCTAAAAAAGCGAGAGTGGCAACAGAAAATACGCAACTAACAAGCATTGACTTGCCAAAAGTAAAGCTGCGATTGTGATTTAAGACATTTTGTTCCATAATGAACCTCATGTAAGTGAAGAGCCCTGATCGCCGTGGAAAGTGTCGGGGCTTTTTGCTGTCTATGAGGTAAATATTAGGTAAACCTAATTATTAAGTCAATAGGTATTCCTAATAAAATTAGATAAACCTAATTTTTATAATTTTTAAGCAAAAGAAAACCCACCGTTATGGTGGGTTGGACTTAGAATTAATAAGTCAGCTCATTTTTTTAATTTGCTTTAGGGTGATCTTGTTTATGTTGACTTGGTGGAACAATATCTGTAATTGCTGTAACACTCTCAACTTCATCCATGTTAAATGTTAAACGTTCACCGCCATTTACTGCGATTAGGCTTAATACATCATTTTGTATGCCTATAAATTCTTTAATAGTGCATCGTCCATCTTTTAAACAAACTTGCACAAACTCCATCGGTACTGGCTCGGCATCTGGATCACAAACTACATACCACCCATTACGTATTGCTGGAAACATTGAGTCACCAGTGCCTTTTACAGCATAAGCATTTGGCCCTGCTGTGTGCGTTGGTATATAGCCATCACCACCATTTCCTTCATATCCCATATCTACGAAAAAGCCATCCATCCCCATTTTTGAATAAGCTTTTACAGGAACCCAACGCTTTAAAGGTGGTACAAAAGGTTTTTCGACAAGGTTGTTAAATAAAACAGCTTCATCACTATCACTAATGTTGTATTTCTTTTTAAAAGCTTCAATGTCTAGTTGCTTAAACTGGGTTGCTGGTACTTGTTGAATGTCACCAGTTCCTGATGCCAACCAGGTTGGATTGACTTTAAGAAATTTAGCAGCTCGAACCAAGTTTTCACCTTCCATTGTTTTTGATTTTCCAGATAGCCAGTCACTCACCGATGGTGGTTTCACACCAACAGCGCGAGCTAGATCAACACCCTTAATTTTCTTAGGTGGCAAAACCTCCATAGCGTGTCTAAGGCGTTCAGCAAGAGTATTCATATAACCATCCTTACAATGTTAGGAAATCCTAACATAAATAAAATTAGGTATTCCTATTGATTTAATGTAAGGAATGCCTAATAATTTAAATTGAAATTAGGAGCCCGTTATGAATGACGAACAACTTATTAAGGTTTTAGGTGGTGTCACAGCTGTTGCGAGACTGCTAGATATCAGACCTTCATCAGTAAGTGGGTGGAAGGCAATCCCGCTGGATAAAAAAATCAGACTTGCAGTAATTGCAGAAGATCTAGGTTTATCAACTAGAAAAGAGCTTTTTCCAGATAGTTTCCAAGATATTTGGATCGAGCTGCGACCACAATCAATATTCCATAAAAATCTAGGAACATTAATCGCTTAAGAACTACACACTTGAGCAAAGTGTCAATAGAACAAGGTGAAATCATGCAAAACATAATTTTAGAAGGTGTCCAGGTTAGTAAGAAATTATCAGCTCCAATGTCGACTAGAGTTCCGATTGAAGTACAGGAACTTGTTGATGAATTGGCAGGTGGTGCAAGAGCAAAGTGGATAAGAGAGGCCATTGAATTAAAGCTAGAAGTTGAATTAGGCCAATCATCAATTGCAGAGTTAAAAAAATCAACGAATACAATGAATTCAAATGAATACATAAATTTCTTTAAAAGTATTTTTTCTGTATTCCTGGCAAATAAAAAGCCCGACGTTGCAGGTCGAGCTTTTCGTGTTCATTAACCAAGGAGATTAAATCACGTGTCTAATTTATCAAATCAAGTAGAAAAAGACAATCAACTTGAAGAAAAGCGAAAGCAAAGTTACCAATCTTGGCATGACCCAGCATTAAGAACTTTGGCTGGTTTGCTTGAAAAGCGCAAAGCTAACTTACGTGAAGCCAATCGTGATGAAAATAACGCAGCAGTAACACGTGAAGAATTTATGCAAGCACTGCTTGATGAGCACGGCGTACATGGTCTTTACCTCGGCCATGCTAGCCAAATAATCTCTAGCTTATACAGAGCTAACCGGATTCGTTATTTAGGTAGCACTTTCATTCAAATTATTGAAGGGGAGGCTAAATGAAAGAGCGTCCTATTATTTTTAATACCGCAACGGTCAAAGCAATTATTGAAGGTCGAAAAACCCAAACACGCCGTCTTGTTAAACCTCAACCGAAAGCTTTTGATGGTAGTGGTGGTGGGCATTGGTGGCGCTGCACTTATGTCCAGTCCATGGTCCGAGTAGAAGAAGAACTTCAAAATCCTACTAGTGAATACTATGAAGGGTTCATTGATGAAGTAAATCCTTTTGGCAAAAAGGGTGATCGACTTTGGGTTCGTGAAACTTTTTGTTATGGACGTATCGATGAGTGGGATGCAGAACATCCAGAAGATCGCAGACTTTATGTAGATCAAGACAATGCATTTATTAAAAACCAACAATCAATTCCAAAGCAATGGTGCGAAGAAAACAATGTTGATGTTGAAGGGGTTGTTTGGAAACCATCAATTCACATGCCTCGCTCAGCAGCAAGAATTTTGCTTGAAATTACTAAAATTCGTATAGAGAGATTAAATCAAATATCTACACAAGATGCAGTGCAAGAGGGGCTTCTTAAATTACCAGCTTCGGGACGGTACGTTGTAAATCAAGGTGATCAATACTTCGGGGCAGCAAGCAGTAATCCTTGTGAAGTATTTAAGTGGTTATGGGAGAGCATTTACGGATCTAACTCATGGGATTTTAACCCATGGGTCTGGGTGGTGGAATTTAATGTAATCCAGGGCGGTGATAAATGATTCCACCAACCGTGCTCAATGAAATCCGATTAAATGCACTGTTTGTTATTAATCATAGTGGTGGTAAGGACAGCCAAGCCATGATGATTAAATTACTGGAGTTTGTTCCTAAGGAGCAAATTCTAGTAGTACATGCCAGTCTAGGTATTGTGGAATGGCCAGGAGCCTTAGAACTTGCCCGCGACCAAGCTGAAGTAGCTGGTGTGCCTTTTGTTGTGGCTAAAGCTAAAAAATCTTTTCTTGATATGGTTCTAAAGCGTTATTCAGAACGACCAGAAGTCCCTTCATTTCCTTCACCTAAGTATCGCCAATGTACTAGTGATTTAAAACGAGGTCCAATTACTCGAGAGATACGCCGTTATGCAAAAGCTAATGGCTTTGATCGTATTGTTAATTGTGTTGGCTTAAGAGCTGAAGAATCCAGTAATAGAGCGAAGCAACAGATATTTAAGCCAGCAACAGAAAATAGTAAAGCTGGTCGCACCTGGTATGACTATCTGCCGATTCATTCATTAACAACCAGTGATGTTTTTAAAACCATTAAAAATGCTGGTCATATACCCCACTGGGCATATCAGGATAATGATCGATTAAGTTGCATCACATGCATTATGGGTAGCTCAAAAGACCTTATTAACGGTGCGAATAAAAATCCTCAAGTTTATGCGTTGATGTGCCTAATTGAAGAAATCACTGGGTATTCAATGCATGCAAGTTTACGCACTCTTCCAGATCTAACCGGCATACATCCAAATTATTCACTTTTGCATGAATACCAAGATTTAGTTTCAAAATTTTCAAATACGCGCTCTAACAGAAAACGTATTCAAGTGCTGGAGGTTGCAGCATGAGCAAATATGTCCCTAATTCTTTTCAGGTTGCAAATGCGTTTGTTGACGAGGCAATGAGTAAAATCTCTGATGCTTCAGTAAAGATTTATTTAATCATTAATCGTAAAACCCGTGGCTGGGCAAAAGAGTGTGATGCGCTTTCTATTACGCAATTAGAAGAGCTATCTGGGAAAAGTCATCCTACAGTTGTTAGATGTACAAAAGAACTCATCAAAGTTGGGCTGGTAAAGAAACATGAGCAATCTGTATACGGGAATGTTTACTCATTAATAGACAATTATTTTGTTGGTGAGTATGTAAACTTCCCAAATAAAAGCTCAGTACTTATTCAATTTTTTAGTTTATTTAATGGTCAGCTAGTTAAAAATTTTAACTACCAGAAACCTGCACCCAAAAAATTAACGAAGGGCAAAAAGAGTAAAAATCTCTGTTTAAATTTCCCTCAAAAATCACGCTTGCTAGTTAAAAATTTTAACTACCTTGAAAACCCTAGCCAGTTAAATTTTTTAACTACTGCTAGTAAAAATTTTTTACCCCTACTAGTTAAAATTTTTAACACACAAAACACACTATCAAAACCAACTTATCAAAATAAAAAAAATACATGGTTTGTTTTGGAAAATTTGAAATTAGAAATTTGTTCTATTAATCCATCAATCAATACCGACGAGATTTTTAATGCTTCCTGGTTTGAGAGAGAGCTAAAAGCTTTCAATGGGTTCAATGAAGGGCGTAATCACTCTGATTTCCACATGATTAAATTCTTTGCTGAGTGGATGCTTAAAGCACGCGCCAAATACGCAAAGATGAAAACACCGGCACCACGCTCTGAATCTAAATTTTCGAATGGTCAGCAAGCCCAATCCGAAAACCCAATTCCTGATGTGATCACTTTTGCATCTGAAAAACAGTTATTCACATTTTCTCGACGCCTTGTAAACCATCCCGATTTTAAAGATTCATTTAGTCGTACTGGCGAATCATGGATGGATGCAGGAAAGCGCATGGCCAAATTGCTGGTAGATCCAGAGCAACAAAAACCGTTTATTCCATATTTAATCGAAATGGGCTTTAAAAACCCAACCAAGGGGGCGGCATGATTACCTTGAACACAGCTATTGGAATTCAAAAATTAAAAGAGATTCTTCAGGAATTTGATTCTTGTATGTACATCGAACGCGACAATTTTTTTGATAAGCATTATGCACTGGTTAAAAGCGAAGAAGACATTGAGCAAATGCGTATCGCTGTTAAAGCTGCTGAATTAAAAAAAGGCATTCGCGTAAAGGTGGATTTTTCACATGTACCAGATAAAGGGCAAGACATTCTTCATTTTGTGGGCAATGGTACCGTCGATCTTTTTGAAGATAACCGGGTATTTGGGCGTTTAGATGATGGGCGACCTTTTTGCTGTTTAGTCTCTGATATTGAGATTCAAGAGCCTGAAGATACGCAAAGCAAAGCCTCACAAAAAATTGTTGGCCATGATGAATCAAAGGCAATCAATAAATCTTTTTTCTTTATTTGTTTGTTATTGGGATGTGCAGTAGTTAAGGGGTGTGGCCAATGAGCAAACTAACACACCGCCAACTTTGTGAAATCGGCGCAAAATTTCTAAAACGTCCTGAGTCAGCAAACGGGCATGGCTGTCATTTCACCATTATTGAAGCTTCAAGCTATGGCGAGAACCCTGATGTTTTCGGTGTACGTCACGGCATCCACTCACACGGAATTGGTACGTTCTTACTAGAAGCTAAAACAAGTCGTTCAGATTTCTTGGCTGATAGAAATAAACCTCACCGTTCAAATCCAGAAATTGGAGTAGGTAAATACCGTTATTACATTTGCCCAACTGGGCTAATCAAGCCAGAAGAATTGCCCGAGAAATGGGGGCTGATTTATGTAAGCGAAAAAGGTATTTGCAAAGTAGTAGCAGGGGTTTTGTCCGCTCCAAAGATTAAATATTACTGCCAATGGTCTAAGAAAAATAAAAGTCATTTTGATCATCAAATTGTTGAAGAGAACTTCAAGAATCTGGCTTTTGAAGAGCGGAACATTCAAAACGAATTGAATCTATTAACAATGGCTTTAGCTCGCCTACAAGATCCAGAGCAGATCCTTTATATGCAACGTAATTACACTCGTTTAGAACAAAAGAACGTTGAGCAAGAAGATCAAATCAGGAAGTTACAGGGTGATTTAAAGAGAAAGAGCTTTGTGAAGACTGCTGGTGAATGTGTACATGGATATGACGTTGCTTGTTTGCTTTGTGGTTTTGGAACTGCTGATGGTGAGCGAGTTTATCGAAATCAAGGAGCTAGCAAATGAAAGCGCCTTTACCCAATCAATTTGTTTCTATTGAAGATGATGAATGGGGCACTAATTGTCACGAGCATCCAGACCAGCCAGCTATCAAAAGAGTTTGTGTGGAAGCTGATAGTTTTGGGGCTGAACATTCAAATATGTGCCAAGAATGCTTGGATGAGTATAAAGCTTCAAAAGAACAAAAACGAAATGACCCTGAACAATGGGAACAATGCCCACGCTGTAAAACTTTAGTGCCTGAACTTTCATCTTACCGTGATCCAGATGAAGGGAGTCATGGCCCTGTTTATTCAAGGTGTTCTGAATGTGTTTCTAAATTTTGGAAACGGTGGAATGAAGAAAATCTTGAAGATTATTACAGGGATTGATAAGGAGCCAGCCATGAGTGAACCAAAAAATACAAATGTGGATTTTGAATGTCTTGAATGCCCTCTTTGTGGAAGTTTGAGAGCACCAAGAGTCGTTTTAGGTAAAGATCGAGAAGTGAGATATGTCGCTTATAGGTGTCCACCAGATCACTTAAACCATGGTGATGTTTATAAATGGAAAATTATGCCTAATGGCGAGCTGGTTGATTAAGGGGCCAATCATGAATGAACCTAAGTTATCACATAGACAATTGGTGCTAATTCGAAGAGCAGCTGAAGATGCAATTCATGCATGTAATAGACATTATGGCCCATTTGTAGATGTGGTTGCTCATCCGCTAAATATTTGCGCTTTGGTCGATATGGCTCAAGAGAGCATTTGTCAGCAAGCGAAAATGAATGAAAAGGAAAGTGTAATTTCATTTGCTAACCGAATGGCGAATATGGATCAAAAGAAAAACGATGAGCTACAAGAACGTATTGATACAGCCTTGGCAATATTGGATACAACATCTATTTCGGATATTAACCAGAGAACATTGGGTTTTGTTGATCAGATTAAACAAGCACTCAAGGGACGTGAAGCATGAATACTTGTGTAAATTTCGTTTTAGCAAATGCCAAAGCTCGTCAGGTCAAATTACGAGGCAAATATAATCGCGGTGGGCTATCTAATACTGATTACAACGAGTTACTCCAATTAGAAAAGGCTATAGAGCAAGCCATACTTAATGAAATTTCGAGCCAACGTCCAAAAGGTGCAACTCATTGGCAAGCTGGAGTGTTTTACCGAGTAAGTAAACATGGTGTTTGGGCAAAATGGGATAAAAATTGGATTACTTGCTTTAAATGGCCTGAGGGTGTCATGACGCCTCTATCAAACGAAAGTAAAGAGAACGTTCTTGAGGGTGAAGACTCAAAATGACATCCATGAGTTTAGCTGAATATCACTCCAAATTTCCAAATGGCCGTAAAGCTAAAAAGGGTCGCAACAAGTTTAATGCATCTAAAGTTCAATTAGATGGAATGACTTTTGATAGCACAAAAGAATACAAGCGATACATCGTACTTAAAGCATTGCAGCAACGTGGTGAAATCTTTGGTTTAGAGCATCACACAAAATTTGTACTTGCGCCGAAAACGAAATTGGAAGGGGAGAAAAGGTCAAAGCCGGCACTACGATATTTTGCAGATTTTACTTACTACCTCATCAATGGCGAATACATCGTTGAGGATGTTAAATCCATAGCTACTAGAAAGCTGCCAAGTTATCGCAACAAGAAACACCTGATGAAGACAGTACATAACATTGATGTGAGAGAGGTTTAAAACCAATGAATATTAATATTGAAGCAAGACATGGTGGTTTTTCACTTCTAGACTTAGCTCAAAAAACAATGGATGGTTTTAAAGAGGAAGTTGTGGGAACTGGAATTAAAAAAGGGGGGAACAATCCTGCTGCAATGATGATGCAGGGTATGCCGTCACATATAGCAGCTATGTTGTGGGCTTTAGTTAGAAGCACAGAAACGGGTGATAGACATTTCGTTATGTTGCAAATGTTTTTGGTTAGTGAGGTTCGTTTAGTTATCAAAGATAAGAATATTAAATTTACTAAAACAAAGCCAAAGGATGTTGCGAAAGGCGTATCTCGTTCAACAATTACTCAATTTTTATTTAAACGACGTACATGTCCAAAATGCAAAGGTTTACGTCTTGAAAAGGTTGGGGAAATATACAAGCCTTGTTCTGTTTGTCGCTTTGGAATGGATGGCTATACACAGACCGAAAAACATAAGCTTTCAAAATTAGAAGTTGCTCGCCAAGTTTATTTACGTTCTTACTTACCTTTAGAAGTTGATGCAACTCGTATTCTTATGGATTGGTATATGGAACTTGATATGTATTTAAGAAAATATTTTTCATATGAAGTAGAAGAGTACAACCTTTGATCTTGCTTCGGGTGCAAATTTAGGGTACATTTTTCCCATACTGGAAAAGTGTATCTAATACATACCAGACAAATTTTAAAAGCTCGCCATACGGTGGGCTTTTTTGTTACTGGTCTTACCTACTAGGGATCTTAAATTTAGTGGGGGTCCTATTTGGTCAATAGGGCAATAGAAAGGGTGCAAGGTTTTGAACAAAACACTACCCTTGGTTTGACCACCTAAAGAGGTGAGTATTTACTTGGGCTTGGCGACCCCTTAACACATACAGTAGCCATAAACCACAGTACGACGAAGCTCGGTTTTCAATTTGAAAACTGGGCTTTTTATTTTGCCGAACGGATTACGGCACATGAAGCCCCACTAAATATCGATTATTGGCGGGGCTTTTAACTTTATATGTTAAGCTGCCATTCATAATTTTATGGAAGCTTGCAATGTATATTTGTATTGGCGGTGATTTGGACGGTGAAGTTGTAAATGACCGTGAAGGTACATATTTTGAAGCAAGTGAAATAGATGCATCTAAAGAATCAACTTACAACCGCCAGAGTTATGTAGTTGGTGAAAACACATATAGATTTTGGCTGTGTGCAGAAATATCTTATTTTGAAACTACAAAAATCGCGCACAAACATCTAGCCGAAAAGTACACTTATCTTTCTTAAACTAGAACTTAAACACATAGAAGCCCGCCATTTGGTGGGCTTTTTCTTTTTGGAGGAATTGATATATGAGTATCGAAATTAAACAAGAGAAGTATTTCAACTTAGAAGTGGGAGTGGATGAAAGTACAGTCACAATCTATCAAAAAGATTCAGATATTGTGATTAGTAAGGAAGCCGCGAAACAACTGATTGAAATTCTGAAAGGTTTTATTGAGTAAATTACATGTATCTACCACCTTCTGGGTGATATTTCTTTTTCACAATTTAAAAGGTGGTCAATATGAACACTATAGACTCACCTTACTTTAATATTGAAAAGTTTGCTAGAAGGGTGTGTGAGGACAACTTTCCACGGGCAATAAATCTTTTAAAAGAAAGCATTTCCAACTATACAGCTCATGAAGATGTTGAAAAGTGTGATTTCAAAAATCAATGGAAGTGTGAGGGTGTTTTAAATACCGATGCCTTTTTTCTTGATTCAAGAGAAATATATGACTGAATTTCAAAAAAACATAAATGAGATTAGACAGCTCCAAACAGAGCTAAATCACTTGGGAAGCTGTACTACCAAGGGCCTCACAGAAGAACAGATCGCTCACTTAGATGAGCGATTTTTTTTGGCCACAGCAAAACAGAAAAAGTTGGTAGCTCGGCTGAACAATAAGCCTGAGGGATTTCTTTAAAGGGCTTAGGTGTGGACAGTAAAGATTATTTTTGGCTAACCAGAAAAAAAGAACCTAAAACCAAACCTAAAAGCAGACCATTGCCTAAGGCAACCCAAAAATATTTAGAGGCAGAAGAGGAATTTACTCATGCTTTAGATGTGCTGGAAATCAAATATGAGAAGAAATTCCAGTTTAAATCCACAAAGCATTGGCGTTTTGATTTTCATTTAATTGAACATCGTATATTAGTTGAAATTGCGGGTGGTCCTTGGTCGGGAGGTCGACGAGGAAAGCTTGCAACAAAGGCGTGGAGTCTTGATCGTTACGATGTGGCTGAAGAGATGGGCTATACCGTAGTTCGCTTAGAGTCGGCAGCAAGATTTAAGATTAATGAATTAGGGCCGCTACAAATTCAAGCAAGCTTTGCCAGCGAATGGCTGAAAAATTTGAAGAGGCAAATTTTCAATGGAACAGATCAGACCCTTCCCGCCAGCGGACTTTATTGATGACGCTGAAGAGGAAAAAGCAATTCGCTTAATACCAGCACCAGACCTGAAGAAATGGGTTATTGCAAATTATTTAACGATTGGTGGACCTTTACACAATCCAGATCATGACCACATTGCTGAGTTACTCGATGATAATGAGGAATTCTTGGCATTTGCTTGGGCATCATGTGCTTATAAGAGCAAACAGGCCATGGTTCTTGGTCAGTGTGAAAAGGTAATGTTTAATGTCGGTGGTTGGCGCAAAGCTCGACAAGAGCAACAAATGCGAGACTGGTTCGGCTCAGTACCAAGTTATTTAATTACAGTTGATGCTTCTTTCTGTGAACGAGCAAACGATACAGAGTTTTGCTATTTGCTTGAGCATGAGCTTTACCATATAGGTGTTGAGCGCGACGAAGATGGTGACATGTTGATTAGCACCACTACGGGATTACCTAAACATTATTTGGCTGGTCATGATGTCGAAGAATTTATTGGTGTAACCAAACGGTGGGGAGTAAGTAAGAACGTTAAGCGACTTATTGAAGCTGCGAATAACCCGCCGTTTGTTTCAAATTTAGATATTTCAAAATGCTGCGGAAACTGCGCAATCAATTGAGCCTAAGGGCTCTTTTTTTTGCACTGTTTGTTTTACGTAGTTTTACGAAGGGGTAGTTATGGCAACACTAAAGGAGCCTATAAAAATCTTTATAGTTCAGTCTCTTGCTTGCTTTGACACCCCTCAACAAGTAGCTGATGCTGTAAAACAAGAATTTGGAGTTGAAATTCTAAGGCAACAAGTAGCTGCATATGATCCAACAAAGCCAACAGGAAAAAACTTAAGTAAGAAACTTATTACTTTGTTTAATAAGACCAGGGCAGATTTCCAAAAGAACGTTTATGACATCCCTCTAGCAAACAAAGCCTATCGATTGAATGAACTTCAGAAGATCTATGAAGGTTATAAAAACAATAGGCTGATGAAGCAGGGCGTTATCAAGCAAGTTCGGGAAGAAATGCAGGGCCATGACTTGATGCTTTTAAATGTTGAGTTGAAACATCTTGAAATTGAGAAGATGAGGGAAGGCGAAGGGGAAGATGACCCAACACCAGTCAAAGTAACCATTCAAGTTGTAGATGCGAGTAAAAAAGATGCCGAACATCAATCCGACGCTGAATGTGCCTCAGGCTAATTTTTTACAGATGGAAAATAAATTCCGGGCTTTTGTCGCGGGGTTTGGTTCTGGGAAAACTTGGGTGGGTAGCTCAAGCCTTTGTAATAAGTCATGGGAGTTTCCAAAAGTACCTTTAGGATATTTTGCACCTACATATGCACAAATACGGGATATCTTTTATCCAACAATTGATGAGGTTGCATTTGATTGGGGGTTAAAGACAAAAGTTTATCAATCGAACAAGGAAGTCGATATTTATTATGGTCGGCAGTATCGGACCACTATTATTTGTCGGTCGATGGATATTCCGGACTCAATTGTTGGTTTTAAAATTGGTCATGCCTTGATTGATGAACTTGATGTCATGGCTAAGCTTAAGGCCCAGCAAGCATGGCGTAAGATCATTGCACGTATGCGTTATAAGCAAGCTGGATTGGTCAATGGTATTGATGTGGCCACCACGCCAGAAGGCTTTAAATTTACATATGAGCAATTTGTTAAAGAGGCAAATAAATCAGAGGCTAAGAGTAAGCTCTATGGAATGATTCAAGCTTCAACTTATGACAATGAAGCCAATCTTCCGGACGATTATATTTCTTCTTTATTTGAGTCATATCCACCTCAACTGATTTCTGCTTATTTGGATGGTAAGTTTGTCAACTTAACTAGTGGTGCTGTTTATCCTGATTTTGATCGGATCTTGAATCATACAGATGAGGAAATTAACCAAGGAGAATCCTTACTTATTGGTATGGACTTTAACGTTTTGAAAATGGCAGCTGTGGTTTATGTAATAAGAAATGGTAAGCCAAGAGCCTTGGATGAATTAGTTGGTGTGCGAGATACACCAACTATTTGTTATTTGATCAAAGAGCGCTTCCCTGGCCATGATATTACGGTGATACCCGATGCCTCAGGTCAAGCTACATCATCGAAGGGTTTTAGTGAATCTGATCATGCAATCTTAAAGAAAAACGGTTTTAAAGTTGAAGTGAATGGTGTGAACCCAGGCATAAAAGACCGTATCAATGCTGTGAATGCTCAGATCCTAAATGCAGATGGTGAACGGCATTTAAAAGTGAACACAAACAAATGTCCTAACTTTACGGCAACACTAGAGCAGCAAGTCTATGATGCTTTTGGAATGCCTGATAAAGGTGCTGGTTTGGACCATGTGGGTGATGCTGGCGGGTATCCATTAGCTAAGCGCTTTCCAATCATTATTCAGAAAGTATTTAAACGGCGAACTATCGCTGGTTTTTCTCGTTAAACAATGCACCTATTTAGGTGCTTTTTTATTGGTGTATTTATGGCAGTTACTGATAAACATCCGCAGTATATTGCTGCACAAAAAAGCTGGCAGATTATGCGTGACGCCGTTGCTGGCGAAGAGCAGATCAAACAGGAACAAACCAAGTATCTTGCTAAATCGGCTGGAATGATTGAGGCAGAAAAGCAGGGGGATAAGACTGGAGAGATTTATAAAGCCTATTTAAGCCGCGCTCAATATCCCCTCTGGGTTCAAGACTCTCTTCGCACGATGATTGGTCTGGTCTCTAAGCTTGAGCCAAACATTGTAATTGAAAGTTCTCTTTTAAAGGGCTTGATTGAAAACGCAACTAATGATGGTTTTGGCCTTAAACAACTCTTTATTCGAATTTGCTTAGAGCTTTTGGAGTATGGCCGCTGTGGTTTATTGGTCGATGTCGATTCTAAAGGCGTTCCATATTTTGCTCTATACGATGCGTTATCTATCATCAACTGGAAGGAAAACAGTATTGGTGGTCGTAAGGATCTGAAGCTATTGGTGCTCGAGGAGCAGTTTGATAATAGTGAAGATGAATTCGGACATGACACGAAAACGGTCCACCGTGTTTTAGCTATGCAGGAAGGTGCTTTAACTGTCCGTTTGTTTGATGGCTCTAGTGAAGAAGATAAAACTCCGGATCTTGGCGGTAATCAGCTTTCATTCACACCATTTGTATTCTGTGGTACCACGGATAATTCTCCTAATGTTGGAACTATTCCGCTATTAACTATGGCGAAAGCAGCTCTAAAGAGTTACCAGCTTAGTGCGGATTACTTTCAGTCACTTCATCATACAGCACATCCTCAGCCTTGGATTAATGGTTTAGAAGGGGATGAGGACGATGACGATATTAGTGTTACTGGTGTGATGGCTGTCTGGAGTCTGCCTAAGGACTCACAATGCGGTTATTTAGAAATTTCAGGTAATGGTATCGAACTTACCAAGAGTGAAATGGATGCACAAAAGAACGCAGCATTAGAAGCCGGTGCAAAGGTTGTTGATACGAATACACAAGAATCAGGTGAAGCACGCCGTGCACGTCAGGATGATCAACAAGCAAGCCTACACAGTATTGTGATGTGTGCAGCTGCTGCTATTGAGCAGTCCATTAAATATGCAGCTCAGTGGTTAAAGCTAGATCCTTCCAAAAATGTATTTACGGTAGAGCCTGAGTTTATTGTCCAGCAATACGATATCAATATGGCTAAGCAGCTTTATGAAGGTGCAATTTCTGGAAAGAACTCATTCCAGACGTATTGGGAATATATCGCTACAGGAAAATTACCTGGTCATGATTATCAGGAAGAGTTGAAGAGGGTTGAAGCTGAGCGGGATAGCTCTCCGATTTAGAGGTGTTAAATGGCTTCTAATATTGAAAAATCATTGATTGAAGTACTTACACAACACCAGGCGTATTTATATCGAGCATCTTCTCAATCAGTTAATGAATTATTAACAATCTTTAATGATGAGTCGGCATTAATGCTGGCAAAGCTTAGAGACTTGTTAGATGAGTTAAGTGATTCTGAAAAGCTTGCTCTTGCGGGTGGTCAGTACACAACGACAAACCTCAAAGAGATTCGGGATTTAATTTCTCAGTGGTTTACGGCAATAAATACTTCATTGCCTCAAGCATTCGCAGTTTCAGCCACAGCATTAGCGGTATATGAGGCTAATTACACAGCAAAGCTGTACGGCGGTAAGATTAAAAAGCCGATTGGCGAAAAACTTTATTCAGCTGCTAAAAAAGCACCCTTAGTGGGCGGGGCATTGGTAGAGGATCTACTTGCCAAGATTGCCGAAACAACGCGCCAAAAAGTTGAATATGCAATTCGGGATGGGATTAACTCCGGTAAAACGAATCAGGAAATTGTCCAACGTATTCGTGGTACCAAGCGCCTCAATTATGAAGATGGGCTTTTAACTAGCACTAAGTCAGACATTGATCAGACTGTAAGAACGTTACGTAACCATGTAGCAAATCAAACGTATTTAGACACCTTCAAGCAGCTAGGTTTTGAATATGTCCGCTTTGTCAGTGTATTGGATGGAAGAACAACAAAGCTTTGCGCGTCATTAGATGGCACTGTCTGGAGAATTGATGATCCGGCAAAACGAGTACCACCATTACATCGAAACTGCCGCAGTATTCTGGTTGCTGTAGATAAGGATGGTCTCCTTGTGGGAGAAAGACCGTTTGTAATGGATGAGCGAAAAGTTAAAGACATCCCAAAAGACGAGCGTAGCCAACTCATCGGCCAATTGGACGCAAACACCACATTCAAAGAGTTCTTTAAGAAAACAGATGATTTCTTCCAGAATGAATGGCTAGGGCCAAAGCGGTACAAACTTTATAAAGAAGGAAAGTTTGATTTTGATAAATTCTTTGATCCTAAAGGGCGGCTTTACACACTGGACCAACTTCGAAAGTTGGATGAGCAGACATTTAAGGACATTGGATTATGAAACAAGTAACTATGACTCAAGCGCAATATATCCTAAGCACTAATATTATTTTGGTGCCATTTGTTCGGAAGTTGATTCCAAGATATATGGCTCTCTTCGGATTAAACTTTAAATACCCTAAAGCCTGCTGCCATATTTGAAGTCTTTTTAAACAGTAGCATTATGTAATGGTTCGGCTAATATAGAACCATAAAATTTTAGAAAATGGCTAAGTACGTATGAGTGATATAAATAATGAAATACTTGCACAGTCAATGGAGTTATTTTTGCGTGGAAAAGAAAAGCTTACTCAAGATGAATGGAATGTACTTCTAGAACATGCCCCATTAATTGCCAAAGAAGTGGCAATTAAGTTTAATTTAACTACTAGTCAATTTAGACAATATATTGGTGATGGGTTAGAGCTCGGATTTATAACAGGTGTGATTTCTGAAGGAGCATGGCATAAAGCTAGAGCTGAATTTTCAGTAAAAAATAGTAAGTTTACTTAATCCTCTGGTCTTGAAACATGCCCAGAAAATAACTGATTTTAACCATAGCACCTTCGGGTGCTTTTTTTGTGAGTAAAAAATGTCTAAGAAACTATTAGCACTTTCGATGGTTGCATACATCGGCACCAAATCAGTTCTAGCAATACCTATGTCACGTGGTGAATATAATGAATACCAAGGATGGCAAATTCCAGAAAACGAAGACCCAGGTGATCCGGGTTATTTAATTGAATACAAAGATGGCGGCAAGGCTAATCATCCAGATCATGAAGGATATATTTCGTGGTCACCAAAAGATGTTTTTGAAAAATCATATCAGCTAGACGGTTTTCAAAATTGTGTATTGGGCCGAGAAATTCATAAAGATGATAATGGTGTAACAGTTATCCATAACGAAACAGTTAAAACACGGGATGGTGAACAGCCATTAAAAGCTGGACATTTTTACGATGTGATTTCTGGTGGTTTACTCACACCTATTCAATTTCAACTAGGTCCAGTTAAAGAAGTTGGAGTAAATGGCATAACGAATGAAGCATTACTCGCAATAGTTTTACATCGCTTGCGAATATTGAATCAAGAGTTTCCATGCCGTGAAAATTCACTTGCAATTACGAACATTGAGCAAGGCCAAATGTGGTTAGAACATCGTACACGAGATCGCCAGAAACGAGGCGTGGAAGGTTTAAACCAAATTTAAATTACGTATTACTTATTTATCTAAATACAGCGTCCTTAAGGGCGCTTTTTTAATGCCTTGAGATAAGGCTTTATCCAAATCAAACGAGAGGTTTGAACATGCCATTACCATTTATTGTTGATTCACTTGATGCAATCAAAGAAGAGCACCGCGCTTTGTATGTTGAGGAAAACGGGAAGTTTCGCCTTGACTTAGACGGCTATGAAGATCCTAAAGGTTTGAAATCTGCACTTCAAAGTGAGCGTGATGCCGCTAAGGATGCAAAACGAAAACTTCAGGAACTTCAAAATCAGTTCGAAGGAATTGACCCTGAAATTGTCAAAAGAGTCTTTGCTCAACTTGATCAAGATGAAGAAGCAAAGTTAATCGCTGAAGGCAAAATTACCGAAGTGATTCAGAAACGCACCGAGAAGATGCGTGAAGAACATGAAAAGGTACTTAAAGCCGAAAAAGACCGTGCTGACAAAGCCGAAGCTTATGCAAATAAGTTTAAGGAGTCAGTAATTCAAGGGCAAATCGTTCAAGCGGCTGTAGAGCTTGAAGCATTAGCTGAAGCAACAGGTGACATCGCTTTTTTAGCTAAATCCAAGTTTGCATTAGATGAAAACGGCAAAGCGGTAGCTGTAGATGAAAACGGTGAAGTGGTCATTGGTAAAGACGGTCAGACACCGCAGACCCCAAAAGAATGGGTTGAATCTCTACGGGAGCTAAAACCGTACTACTGGCCTAAACCAAATGGTATGGGGGCACCAGGTAGTGCCAATACAAAAGGTCAGGTCGACATTCTCAAACCAGATGGTTCAGTGAACTTAACCAAATTGGCGCAATTACGAAATGAAAATCCGCAGTTAGCTAAAGAGCTGGCAGCAAAACACAATATTAAACTTTAAGGAGTAAAGCCAAATGGCTGATACCAAAATTGCTGATGTAATCGTTCCTGAATTATTCACTCCATATGTTTTAAATAAAACCGCTGAGAAATCTGCCTTATGGCAGTCTGGCATTGTGGGGGATCTTGAAGAAGATGTAGCTTTTGGAACGAAGGGTGGTACTACTGTAAATATTCCTTTTTGGAACGATTTAAGTGGTGAATCGGAAGTTCTCTCTGATCAAACCCCTTTAACTGTAAATAACATTACATCAGGTCAAGATATTGCAATTCTCCATGCCCGTGGTAAGGCATGGGGTGCTAATGATCTAGCAAAAGCCTTATCTGGTGACGATCCACTCGGTGCGGTTGGTGATCTGGTAGCAGATTATTGGGCGCGTGAGTTTCAGGGCTTTACCGTGAATACCCTCAAAGGTGTTTTTGGTGCTGCAAGTATGGCAAGTAACGTACATGATATTTCAGCTGGCGTAGGGGCCGCAGCGGTTATTGATGGTCATTCTTTTGTCGATGCGTCATATAAGCTTGGCGATGCGGTCGATAAATTAACGGCGATTTCAATGCATTCATTCACTATGTCAGCTTTATCTAAGCAGGGTTTAATTGAAACCGTGCGTGATGCTGATGGGGTTTTACTCTATAAAACCTTTATGGATCGCCGTGTGATTGTTGATGATGGCATGCCCGTTGATGGTGATGTATTTACTTCTTTCCTATTTGGTCAAGGTGCTGTTGGCTTCCAAGATATTGGTGCACCAAATGCGGTTGAAACTGATCGCGATAGTCTTGCTGGTGTAGATATCTTGATTAACCGCCGTCACTTTGTACTACATCCACGTGGTATTAAATGGGCTGGTGCGAATGGTATTGCGCCGAAGAACTCTGGTCTTGCAAGTGGCGATAATTGGGAACGTGTTTACGATCCAAAACAAATTCGTATTGTGGCTTTTAAGCACAAAATTAAATAAAGACATGGGCGGATTTATCCGCCTTTTCTTTTGGAGACTAACAAATGGGACTTTCATCATTTAACCGTGCACGGGAAAGACAACAAATGACACAAGACAGAATTACTGAGCTGGAAGAGCAACTTGCAACCCTGAAAGATGAATTTATTGCTTTTCAGAATGATCCTGAAGCAATGAAAGCACGTATTGCCGAGCTTGAATTGGGAGAAGGAAAACAAACACCAGATGGTGACAATCAGCAAGCTCAAAGCAATCAAAACTCTGAAGGCAGCCAACACGCTGGAGATGACCAGGTACAACCAATTAACTATGCTGGACTTAAAGTTGATGAGCTTCGTGCTGTATTAACCGAAAAGGGCATTGCATTTGAATCAGGTGCTAAAAAAGATGAGTTGTTAGCACTTCTTCCAAAGGAATAACCCATGAGCTTTATCACTGAACAAGAAGCGATTGAACATGTAGTAGGCTTTGATGCTTTATCTGACAGTGATAAGGCTGATTATCTACAGATGTCTGAGGCTTATCTATTAGCACGTAATGTTAAGCCTTATGTAGATGTCGCTACAGTACCTCAACCCCTCAAAACTGCCTCTTATCAGATCATTAAAGGCATTATGAAAGGGGAGTTATACCAAGGTCAGGAACAGGCATTAAAGCGCAAGAAGGTAAAGGCCGATACGGTTGAGACGGAAAAAGAATATCAAGACGGATCGGTAAAACTAACGGCAACTGAGCAGTTTATTCTTGATTTGATCAAACCATATCGCAAAAGCAAACGAGTATTTTTTGTCAGGAAAATCTAATGGGCTTACGTGACGAAATTCAGGCAGAAATTGCTGAAGCATTAAATGAAGATTTAGCGGACGCCGTGCATACCTTTACCTGTGAGCGGATTTCTAAAACGAATTGGGATCCTAAGACAGAAACTCATGTTGAAGTTAAAGAAAACTATACTGGTCGTGGTGTTCTATTCGGCTCATACAGTCAATATGAAATACAAACGCTTGGAGTACTGGCTACAGATAAAAAGGCGACCGTGCTGCAAAATGAAGTGACCATGGTGCCCATAATGGAAGATGAGTGGGTTACTCCTTTAGGTATATTTCGTGTCAAACACATTCAACAAGACCCAGGAGCTACTATTTGGAAATGTCAGTTGAGGAGAGTGTAATGTCTTGGGTTGTGTATACATTTCATGAAAGTGTTCAGGTAGTTCCTATAGATGATTTAAAACCACACTCATTTTTTCATTGTGAATGCCATCCCAAAATTGAGGATGGCGTTTTTGTTCATAATTCATTTGATGGTAGAGAGGCTACTGAAACACTCTTACCAAGCTAAAAGGATGGCCATGGTTAATACCGATTATGTGCCTGAGTGGTACACCTCACCGTTTCAACATGTCAAATATACACTCGCCAGAAATCAGCTACACATGAATCTGTTATTCGAGGACATGGATAAAGCTGATCAATTTTTAGATATGGGGGCAGATGCTCAAGTTAGTTCCTTTTCTGATGGCGCTTATGCAATTGTCCAAATTGGTGATAAGGGGGGGTAAGGACCAATTACAAGTTTATGGACTGCTTTTACACGAGGCTGTTCATGTCTGGCAAATAGTAAAACGAAGAATGGGTGAGCGCGAGCCAAGTGTTGAGTTTGAAGCGTATTCAATTCAGTCAATCGCACAAGACCTATTTGAAATGTATGAAGCAAGCGAGGTTGAAAGTCATGGGGTGGACGGGGAAAAAGCCGACTAGCTTTAGTTTTGAAGTAGAAAAAAAAGCTGAAGACGATGTTAAGAAAATGATTATGGATACGATGCAATCGCTTGTAGTTTCAAGTCCCGTTGATACTGGTGCTTATCGATCCTCTCATATTGTATCGATTGGATCTGAGGAATTTGGTGTTCGTGGACCTGAAGCAAACGCCGTGCAAGATGCAGCTATTCAAGCCGTTAAGTTTAAGCTGGGCAATTTGGTCTATATTCAGAACAACCAGTCATATGCTGAACGCTTAGAGAATGGTTGGTCAGACCAAGCACCGCAGGGTATTTACAGTACAACGTTTACTTATATTTCTCAAAAGTACGGTGGTTAAGATGGCAATGACATTAGAGCAGACAAGGCTAGCTATCATCGATCGTATGGAAAACTTTACAGGCATTGCCCAGGACAGAATTCAGTTTCCAAATGCACCAGGCTTTACTGTGCCGAAGGAAGGTTTATGGTGTCGATTAAAAATTGCTGGCGGTTCAAGCTTTACTTCAGGTGTTGCTGATAAACCATGTACTCGTCGCACAGGTAATATCATGATTCAATGCTTTGACCGACTTCATACTGGAGAGAAAGCCCTAACAGTTCTAAGTGATGCTTTGCTGGCACATTTTGAGTATTTCTCATTTGAGAATTTAGAATGTTTGAAGGGCGAATCGATTGATGCGGGTAAAGATGCTGACTTTGTTAAGTATAATGTCTTTATTGGATATACGGTGAATTGATATGATGTGGAAAATATTAAAAGAAGAGAGGCCCGTAAGCGCAGGGCGGTATCTCGTCGTTGTAGAAGGGCCTCATTATGAAATTGTTGATATCAGTTACTACAATGGTGGGTTTTTCAAAGTAGACGATGGTGAAAAAGTTATTAAATGGCAAGATTTGCCACCAATTAATGATTAGCGATTAGAAGGCGAGGTGGCAGAATGAGTAATGGGAAGCCAGAGATATCAGGTTATGAACCTTTTGCTTTGTATGACGAAGAAGAGGATGTGAATTGCCACCATGAGCAAGTAGAAACTGTTTGCCATAGTTTTAAAGGTGATCATCTATGGAAATGTTCTACTTGTGGAAAAAAATTCACCAATAAAGAAATTGAAGCACGCAAAGAAGAGTACAGAAAGAATCAGATCTAATTAAACAACAGGATCATACCGCCTTAGGGCGGTTTTTGCATTTTAATCACTACCACCTCATCGGTGGTTTTTTATTTTTACAGGAATCACTTATGAGCAATTTTGTTTTTAAGCGTGGTGACACCTTCAACTTGAATTTGCAGCTCGTCGATATGGATGAAACTCTGCAATTTCCTGCCGATGATGTGCGCCGTGCAATTGATCTGACAGGTTATACATTTACATCTCAAGTTAAAACTGCAGAAGGTACTGCAGTAGCTACCTTGACCTGTGCCCCTTTAAGTCAGAGTACTCAGAAGGGGTGGTTAAGTGTGAAATCTGGTGCAAGCACGACTGCGTGGCCTCTAGGTTTGGTTCAAATGGATATTAAAGCAGTGGTAAGCGGGACAACACAGCACACTGAAACTTTGACATTCCAGGTGATTGATGGAGTGACTGCATAATGGCAAATCTATTATTTAAGTTTAGCTGGGATCATCGGCCGTTCCCATATAATGCGGCTGAAGGTAAGCGGCAATTTATGCTGCCTTTTGCTTCTGGAATTCCGAATTTGAACCCACAACTATCACAGGTTCAGGGGGCGGGGACAGCAGCAGCAGGCACACTTACCACATCATATTTAGATGATACGATTGGTCGCGTTCTTAGAGTTGGTGACTTTGGTTTAGGTAAGCCACTTCGGAATATTGATGTTGGTGGTGCAGACCTCAACAACATGACTACAGTGGGGTTCTATGGTAACGATACATTTGCTAGCGCTACATTAGCCTTAAATTTCCCTGAAGCGGGAGTTGTTGGGACATTGTTGGTATTAAATGTTTCTGGTTCCAATAATTACCGCAACCAGATCTATATTTCTGCTTCAAGTGGTCGTATCTGGTATCGCTCAACTGCTGACTTAGCGACATGGACCGCTTGGAAACGTCTTGTAGATGCTAGTTCGGCGGATTATCAACGATTAATAAATAATGGTTTTGCTGCTAACTTTCCATTGAGCAATTCTCCTTTAGCAACTCTTGATGCACGAGGTAGTTTTATTGGATTACAGAGCACAGGAGCAAATGCATCCGCTGCAGGCGATTATCCGGGAATTTTTGCTCAATATATTTTGGGATTAAACATTACTAGTGCAGCCGAACACGCTGCACAAATCAGTGTCGGGACTTCTTCTGCTTATTTTGGCTTTAGACGACATAGTTATCAGGGCGCATATTCTCCTTGGTACGCCTTACGTGGTGAACACAACACCACGGTTGATGGATCAGGATTCATTAAGGCAGCCTCTCCGGTTGTAAAACTGTTCAGTGATTATATTGATCTAAACTCCGATGCTGAAAAACAGCCCATCACTTTTGAGAAACATGGAATTGGTGATTACCTGATTAAGGGATCACTTGGTTTTGCACAAGAAGGCTGGTACGTCGAAGTGCCAAAAGATGCGAATGGCAACACGGTTGTCGCAGTTGTCTATGAAACGCTAGAGAATGGCGATATTTCCATTAAAACCTACAAGCGTAAGTTTGATATTGAACTGGCTGCAATCGTTGCAGATCTGGAAAATCCTATGGATATTCCTTTCTCGCGTTGGATTGATATCCGCTTACATGAAGAGCCTGAGTCAGAACCCGAAGAACCACTGAGTGAAACACCAGTTGAATTTCAGCCAACTAACCTTGCGCAAGCTGTAGCAGATGCAATGGCAGGTGTCGAACCTCCAGAAGTCTCCAATTCAGATGAAATTAAATAAGGACCCGCTAATTTAGCGGGTTTTTTTACACCCATTTTTAAAACGACCCGCAGATAAAGCGGGTTTTTTTATGCCTAAATTTTGGAGAACTATAAATGAGTTCAGGCGCAAAAATTCGATTATATGCTTGTGAAGAAGCAGTGCTAGGAGTCACTCCGGCGAATCCGATCTGGCAAACGGTTCGCCGTGTATCAGATGGTTTATCAGAAAACGTTTCTACTGAGGAGAGTAGTGAGGTTGTGGATTCACGCTTTCGGCAAGGTGGAGTTGTTACTGAAGCAGAAGTCGCAGGCCAGTTAGAGTTTGAATTATCGGTAGGGACATTCGATTTATTCTTGAGTGCGCTGGCATTCAATAACTGGGCGGGAAATTCTTTAAGCTTTGGTGGTGCCGTACGTAAATCACTAACTTTAGTCAAAGTCTTTGAAGATGTGGGGCAGGTCTTTATTTACCGTGGTGTTCAGGTAAATACGGGTGAAATCACCATTCAGGCCACAGGGAAGATAACTGGTAACTTTGGCTTGGTTGGTAGCTCTTTTACTCGTCAGCAAGTAAACCCAGTTGTTAATCCAGTCGCTGCGTCTAGCCGTCCATTGGTCAGCATGCCAAACGTTGAGAACCTATTGGTGAATGGTCAATCAATTCAGGGTAAAGCCTGCATGCAATCGCTAACTATTTCGATCAATAATAATTTGGAAGCAATTCGTTGTATTGGAAATGGTAAATACACTCCAGAGTTTTATCTTGAAAAAATGATGGATATCGAAGCGAATGCATCATTCATGTTCTCGGCAACAGCCGCAGGTTGGATTGATGCAATCAAAACACGTGATGTATTTACTCTTACTTTCGACATTAAAGACAGTAAAGGAAGCAAATACTCGTTCAACTTCCCGCAGTTGGAAGTTATGGAAGCCAATCACCCGGATGGAGGAGGTGATGACATCATCACTTTAGACATTAACTTTGCTCAAGTTCGTACAACCCCAACGATTGTTCGAGCACTTGTGTAATTCAACTTAAATAACATCAAGGCTCATGGAGTGCCATGGGCCTTTTTATTTCCTAAATTTCAGAGGTTGGTATGTCTTTAAAAGTTGGAATTGTTCGAAGCTCGGAAGTATCGAAGTGGTGTACGTTTGAAACCGCAGCTGGGCAGGCAGAATTTAAAATCCGTGGTATTGGTTATAAACCCTTTCAAGTTGCGTTAGAAAAAGCTGGGAATCAGATTTCATCTAAAGGCTATGATGTAATGGTAAAAGACGAAAACGGAAAGCTTTATCATGAGCTTTTATTAGATGCTGCAGGTGCTCATTTAATTGAAGACTGGAAGGGCGTTGTCTTTGCAGAAGTGGTAGATGGTGAAACACTCGAAATTGATCAACCTTACACGCCTGAAAATGCATCTAAGTTGCTTAACCTTGGTGATATTGGCCTATTAATCTGGTCATTTATCAAAGAGCAAGCGCAGAAGATCCAAGAAGAAGCAGATAAAGATAAGGCGACGATTTTGGGAAAGTCATTGAACTCTACAAGTACAAAAAGACCTATGCGTCAAAAACGCCGCACGAAATCGAACAAATCAAATTCTTAGAAGGACATATTCCTGAACCTCCAGAATATTCTTATGCAGCTGACTCAATCCTTGCAGCCTTTTACATGATTATTAGGTCCAGGCGTTATGAGCAGGGCATTCCGCTATCTTTAGATCAGCAGGCTATCAACGTATATGCTGAGCATAATGATTTGCCTGTTGATGTTCATATCTTCAATGACTGTATTTTTGCTTTAGATAATTTGCTTCTTGAGGAAGCTCATAAGAAGATGGCAGCCAAGTCCAAAAAATAATAAATAGCTATCCTCGTGATGGCTATTTTAGATAATGTATTTTGATTTGTAGAAATATATAATATTAACAATAATTTATATTGAAAATTAATATGTTAGTAAAACTTTTATATACATTGGGGTTATCTATTTCTTTGGTGGTTTTAGTTAGCTGCACTAAACAAGTGGAAAATAAGGAACTACTTCCTTCTGCTGAGGCGCAATTCATGAGCGCGGATCAACAAATAGGAAAGATGCTGGACGATTTAAATAATCGAGATGTGCCACTTCAACGGAAGCGGGAAATATTGTGCAAGACATACCCTGAAGTCTACAAAAAACAGTATATGCCAGCTCTACTCAAGCTCTCACCATATATATACAGAAAAGAAACCCTATTAACAGATTATGAGAGTGTGTCCAACTTTTACAAAAAGGCCCTTGCAGTTAAGTGTGAGTGAAATTGATTGATTGAGAAAAACCGCTAGAGATAGCGGTTTTTCTTTATGTGACATATATTGCTCAATTTGCTAAATTACCCCTAAACAAAGGGTATTTTTATGAAAAAGTTTATTTTTTTAAGTTTAATTTGTTTTCCAGTTCTTGCTATTGCGAACACTCCACAACCTCTTAACTATAATGAGAATTGCAAATTAAGAGGTTTTAATTTACTAGCCTATGATGCGAATTTCAAAGAAGCATTTGATTCAAAATTAATGAAGTTTGGAGCAATGAGATCTACAGATTTTGATGAAGATGGCTGTATTGGTGAAAATAATCTTATAAATGGAGTATTAACAGCCGAATTTCGTCAAAATAAAAATAAATTTGTTGGGCAGCATTTAAAAAGTTTCGTTGCATTTGATTCAAAAAATAAAGAGCTACTTGTGGTTTTAATAGATGAAGAATCAAAGAGCTACATAATTGGTAATAAGACGTCTAGCTTAATCTCCGCTTTAAAATCATCATTTGGTTCCAATGAGTATTTTAAAAAAATAGATCTTTCATCATCTTTAACGTTCACAAGCTTCAATGAGAATTATCAGACAAAACAAGTTGAAAAAAAGTTTTCTGAAATTATTGAAAAAAGAATTGAAGAAAACAAAAAACTTTATAAGTTGGCAAATGAAAACCTTAAAAAAAAGAATTTAAAGGATTTGATTCATAAAGATACAAAGTACATTGCTCAACTTAAGGATGGAGAAGGGAAACAAACTAACATTAGTGTAATAACAGTATTAGATCCAAATATTAATTTACCCCTTTCAAAAAAGGGTATTTCTCAGAACTTATATTTTGTGTCAGTTTTAGAAAAGATTGGTTTAAAAAACCCCTATTCATTTAAACCAAGAAGCGCAATTGTAAAGCAAGAAGGGGCACTGCTTAAAATTGGTATTGAATATACAGCTCAAAACTCTTATGGGGCTGATGTTGTTGGATTTGCAAATAAAGTCTTATTTTTGGGAAGTGATGGTCAATATCATCCTGATCCAGAAAAGTAATTTTTCATGTAAAAGAACCCGCGAAAGCGGGTTTTTTATTGCCTAGAGGAAAGTAGAGATGACTCAAGAATCACGGTTGGTCATTGTTATTGATTCAAAAAATGCAGAGAGAAATGCAAAAGCATTGGCTGAGGAAATGTCTAAAATTACAGATACGGGCGATTCTGCAACACGCACCTCAAAAGAAATGTCTAAACAGATAACAATAACAAATAATATTGTTCAGAATTTTAATACCACCGTAAATAATTCTAATTCTGTAATAAATAAAAACGTTGAAATAACAAAGCAAGCAACGCAGCAAACTCAAAAGTTTGGACAAGAATTAAAAACGACATCTCAAGGATTAGAAAAACAAGAAAGAAATGCAAATTCATATGGGGTAGCAATTAAGTCCTTGGCTGGCTACATGGCTGGGCTAGCAACTGTAAATTCAGCCATATCAAAAATGGATGCCTATACAAGCCTTCAAAACCGACTCAAATTAGTAACCAATAACCAAGAAGAACTAAATAATGCTACTGAAGCTACTTTCAGGATTGCTCAAAATACTCGCTCAGCTTGGGACAGTGTTATTCAGGTCTACCAAAGATTTCAGGATAACTCTAAAACACTTAACATCAACATGGCCAAAACAGCCGAACTTACAGACACTGTATCCAAAGCAGTTGCCATTAGTGGAGCCAGTGCCGCTTCAGCAGATGCTGCTCTTGTTCAGTTTGGGCAAGCCTTGGCTTCTGGTGTATTTAGAGGAGAGGAATTTAACTCTGTTGCTGAACAAGCACCAGGGCTTTTAAAGGCTATAGCTAGTGGTCTTGGAGTGAATATTGGTGAACTTAGATCAATGGCCCAAGAGGGTAAAATTACCAGCGATGTGTTGGTAAAAGCACTAACAAACGCAAAAGCTTCAGTAGATGAATTATTCTCAAAAACCGATATTACTATTGGGCAGTCTTTAACTCTTCTGAGTAATGAAGTTACAAAGTTTATAGGCGAGGCTGGGAAAGGAAGTGGGGCTGCTCAGGCTTTAGCTGGATCCGTTCAGGTCTTAGCTAGCAATCTTGATTTAATTGCTGATGGCGCTTTAGTTGTAGGAATTGGCTTTGTTACACATGCAATTTTAATGAAGGGTGCAGCCGTTAAACAAGTAACTGCTGCAACTCTTATAAGCAGGCAAGCTAGTATCACTAAAGCCCAGGCAGAAGTAGTAGAAGCTTCAGCAACATTAAACTCTGCTAAAGCACATCTTGCTAATGTTCGGGCAACAAATGCAGAGGCTCAAGCCAAATATGGAGCTACAGCCGCTGCTCTAAGATATACACAAGCCCAGGCGGCTGTGACAGCAGCAACTAATGCACAAACTGCTGCACAAACTAAGCTTTCTGCTACAACCTCTATGGCTGGTGCCATTGGAAGTCGAGCATTAGGGCTTATTGGTGGTCCAATTGGAGCAATCACATTAGGTGTATCTGCCCTAGCTGCAACATATACGTATTTTAAAGGTAAAGCTGAGGAAGCGAACAGAACCCTTGCTGAACAAGCTGAGGTTGCAAACCGTACAACAGAAGAGCTAAAAAGTTTAAAAGGTGAAGCTAAAACCAAAGCAATAAGCGATTTAGCTACAGCTTTTAAAGCTCAAAATGAGGAAATACATAATACCCAATTGGCAGTAGGGGCTGCTTTAATTGATATCCAGAACTACGGTAAAGGGAATGTTGAACTTACACGTATTTCTAATGAAGCTCGCATGGGTACTATTAGTTACAAAGAGGCATTGCAATTATTAGGTAAAGAGAAATTACCCCCGAGTTTAAGAGATGCCTTGAAGGAGCAAATCGAAAAATATAATGAAGCTTATGATAAGGCCGATAAGACTAAAACTGCCGTAAAATTGTTTGGTGTAGAAGTAAGCTTGTCTGGCAATAAAGCTCAAAATGCAGCCATTGAGCAGCAGAAACATGCAGATGCCATTGGTAACACCAAAAAGGCTGCTGATGACGCTCAGAAGTCCTTACAAAAAATGTATCAAGACAAACTGTGGGATACCCAATTTGTTGAAATTCTATTAAAGAAAGGTTTCTCAGAATCTCAAGCCAATGACTTATTGAAGGTTTATAAAGATTCAATTTCTAAAGGCTTAAAAGCAGCAGATAAAGAGGTTATTAAGACTCAAAAAGAAATTTGGAAGTCAGAAGAGACCATTAAGACAATTACTGATGCCAGAACCGATTCAATACGTGCACAGAACAAGGAACTTAAGAATCAACAAAAAGTTCTCTCCGTAAATGCCAAAGTTCAAGCCAATGCTTCAAAGTTTGGATTTTCAGATTTGGAGTCTAAATACCAACTTCCATCTGGAACATTATCCGCGATTCATATGATCGAATCTCAAGGTAATGCAAAAGCTTACAACAAAAAAACTGGAGCCACAGGTGGCTTCCAATTTCTCGAAGGTACTGCTAAGCAATATGGTGTGAAGGACCGTACTGATTTAGCACAGTCTGCTGAGGGCGCTGCAAAGTACATGTCTTATCTTTTAAAACTCTTTAAGGGGGATTTAGAGAAGGCTGTACGCGCCTATCACGCAGGGGAAGGAAATGTGCAGAAGGGTAAAGGTATTGGTAAATATAATAATCAATACTGGAAGGACTATCAGGGCTATATGGCGGGTATTAATGGTTATACAACTGGTGATATCTCATCAAAAGACTTCGATAAGATTATTCAAGACACCACTAAAATGGCAGAAGAACAAGCTAATCTTCGGCTTAAATTGGAAAATGATGTTGCAAATCAAGTTACCCAGATTAGATTTGATCTTTCTAAAAAATTGGAAGAAGTTGATAAAGCTAATTTTAGCCCAGAACGCAAAGCTGAAATTAAAGCAGAACTTCAAGCACGTGCAGAAAATGATATTGCTATTGCTGAACAAGCAACGAAGATTAAGCTTGCTTCTTTCCGAGACTACACAAAGTCGGAAGAACAAATCTTAAAAGATAGCTATGCCAAGCGTCAGTTTGAGGCCGAGCATGACCTAGAGTTAACGAAAGATCAGCGAAAAGAGACTGTTGATCTATTAGCTCAACAATTGCAGCAAGAAATTGGACTTATGCAGTTGGCCCAAGAACAACGCGCATTTCAAGCTCGGTTATCTCTGCTTTCCGAAACTCAAGCAATGCAGGAACGCTACAGACTCGAACGGGAGGAAATTCTTAAGAATACAAAGCTTTCAATTGAAGAACGCCAAAAACTAATCGCGTTGTCTAAAGCCACGCAGGACAAAGAGACACGCGACAAAGTTAATAGCGCTGTTCAAAACTGGGGCGGTATCCAGGCAGATATGAATGGTACTAGTGAGTTCTATAGACAGGATCAAGAACGGTTTAGCCGCTTGGGTGCTGCAAATGATTTGGCTGATAGCCAATATGCAGCAGCAGATTTAGATGAACAAAACGGTCTGGATGGCTTGAATGCACAAATGGAAGCTGGATTAATTCAGCAACAGGACTTTGAAAATCAGAAGACTGCCATTATTCAAGCTGCTCAAGAGCAAAGAAGTCAAATTTACAACGAATTTGCCCAGAACACTAAGGATGTTGAAGACAAGTATCAACAAGATAGATTAAACGCTCAGATTGCGCTTGGTGGGCAAATGATGGGTTCAGTCACATCTATGTTCGGTTCTATGTTTGGTGAGCAATCCAAAGCGTACAAGCTTATGTTTGCTGCGGATAAGGCTTATGCAATTGCAGCCGCAGGTATTGCTATTCAGCAAAATATCGCAGCAGCTTCAAAAGTTGGTTTCCCTTACAACTTACCTTTAATTGCTGGGGCGGTTGCACAAGGTGCTAGCATTATTGCGAATATCCGTGCAATTAAAGATCAAGGCTTTGCGGACGGTGGTTACACTGGAGCAGGTGGAAAATACCAAATTGCCGGTGCTGTGCATAAAGGAGAGGTGGTTTGGTCACAGGACGACATCCGCCGTTGGGGTGGTGTTGGTTTAGTCGAGACTATGCGTAAGAGCTCAGGCCCTGAAGCGTTTATCAATAACCATGCACAAAATAACACTTCAGCAGAGAGTGTCTTTAATCGTTCTTTCCTAAGTTCAAAAGCTTTTAATGATAATCAAACGATCTCGAATATTTTTAATCAACCTGTTCGAGAAAATCAGATTATTACTAAAGGCTTTGCTAATGTTGGGTATACCGGAAGGAACATTTCAAATTCTTCTACTTCAGCAAGTTCCGATCTTTTCCATGATGGGAAAGTTTACTTCTCTTCAAATGGCTTAGTTCAGGATAGGTCAAATCTTGATGATGTGCAGGATTTCACTTTAGGACAAACTTCACGTCCTCAAGCTGAGATTATGCCTTCAATCGAACCTGCTTCTCCGACAATCAATTTCAAAATTGAAGTTGTGAATCAGGTAAGTGGTGCAACAGTTGAAGCAGAACAACTGGATGAGAAAACTGTTCGAATCATTGTTAAAGAAGAGTTGGATAAACAGCTTCCAAGAGCGGTGCCTAAAATTGTAGGAGATCAAATTGGTAATCCAAACTCAACTATTAGCCGGTCTTTGACTGAGAACACGACTACAAGACGGAACCGTTAATGAACAAAACCACCTTTCGAGATGGTTTTTTATTACCTGAAGGAAAGTTATGTACAAGTTAAAGTTAAATCCTCAGAACAGCGGTTATGGCGTAACACCAGGTGATGATGTGAAACGCCAGCAGATGGATGGTGGACGTGGACGCTATTACATCGATGTAAAACGTAATAGCCATATTGTCGATGTGAACTGGAATCTAAGTAAAACCGATTTTAATAAGATGATGGCTTTCTGGCGTGTCTACCAAAGCAAGCCAGCTTCTTTTTATGCGGATCTGGTCATTGATCAGGGAGCGCGTCAGCAATACCAATGCAACTTTATTCCCAATTCATTCAAGACCAATGAAGTGAATGGAAATTTATACCGGGTAACTGCTCAACTAGAAGTTATTCAGAATCAGTCGAACGCTACTGCTGATCAGGCCCTTATTAGTGATTGGGTGGTGTAATGGATAATGAATACGCTAAGTTTTTTCTCAATCGTACAGTCGATATTTATCAACTAGAGTGTATTGAGTTATCACACCCTTCTTTTATAAACACCTATCGGGTTGTACGTAATGATGATCGCGGGGTCTATGTGCAGCATAAGGCAGGGACTGGTCAGGTTTATTATGAATTCCTGCCAGTTTCAATTCAGAGATCCGGAATGCTAGGTGATCTAGACCAGACTCTTACCGTTTCAATTTCTGGTTTAGGCGATGTTTTACCTGATGAGTTCGAGCGGGTAATTGAGGGGCAATATTCTAATGTAAAGCCGACTGTAAATTACCGTCTTTATAGTTCAGATAACCTCAATTCCCCAATGTTTTATTTGATAGGCCTCCAGCTTGCTAGTGTCGCTATGAATCATAAAGCAGTGACGTTTAAAGCAGAGTCACCAAGGCTCAACACAAATAAAACCGGAGATATTTTCTCGCTTGATCGTTTTAGTGGTCTCAAGGGGGCTGTATGAAAAGTCACGACCATTTGCTTGATAAGCAATATGACGAAGAGCATTACAATTGTGTTCATTTTGTCCACGAAGCTGCAATGGATCTATATGGAATAGATCGTAGTGAGGCGCTTGAACTCTTTATGCAACCTAAGGGAAAGATTACCTTCCTTACTTCACGGTTAAAGCTCTTAAATCCACTGCCCATGCCCAAGGAGGGCTGCATAGTCGCCTTCCACCCAAGACAAAGAAACAAGCCCCCGCACGTGGGGCTTTTTCGTGGGCAAAAGATTCTGCATCTCATGGAAAGTGGAGTCACTTATTTATCAGAAGAGGTCGTAATGGGAATGGGGTTTTGTCGAGTTAGTTATTATGATTAAAGTTATTTATAAACAAGATGCTTTGTCTGAAGAAAAGACTATTGAGCATGCCAACACAATAGGGCAATGGCTTACTTCTAAATATGATTACATACCTGAGCACATCCGTATTTTTTACACTGCTAGCAATATGGATCATGCGGAAATTTCTATTGCGAATGAAGTAACACCTAAAAATGCATATGACTTAAAACAGCTCGATTTTTTACCAGGTACTTTTATCGTCATTGAGAACCCAAAATGGGTTGCTGCGATCGTTTCGATTGTAATTAGTATTGCGATCGCTTTTTTAATGCCTACGCCTTCAATGGCTCAGACAACCCAGAATATTAATCAATCATCTTCAGCAAATAACGAACTTTCAAACCGCGAAAACAAGATCCGGGTAAATGGCCGCATTGCAGATATTTATGGTGCTGCTTGGGATACGCCTGATTCAATAGCAGTGCCTTATAAAGTTTATGAAAATAACATTGAAGTTGAGCATATGGTCGGCTGCATAGGCCGTGGCCACTATAAAATCAACGGTGCTTACGATGGTGAAACTAATATTGTTGATATTGCAGGGGCATCTGTAGAAGTCTTCAGACCAGGTGTAGATATTGTTTCTGGAGAACCTTATTTTTCAATCGGTACAGAAATTACAACGCCCCCATTAACCGTACAGCATCAAACATCAGTAAATGGTCAAGTCTTACGACCAGCTGATACACAAACTTTAGAAGGGACCAACTATCTTCTTTTCGCATACCCAAACGAGATCCTTCGAGCAGCTGCAAACAATACAGATCTAACCACCAAGTTTGTCAGCAATGACCGTGTTGAAATCACTAATGCTTCATTTACCTATAACGGGCAAACATACGATTTAAACGGTACTTATAGCGTCTTATCCGTTGCTGATGATCGTATGACGTTATCAAATCCTGCTGCAGTAAATCCAAACTGGTTAAAGCTAAAAGAGTTATCTAATCAGCAAACAGGTGCTTTATCTCCAAAGCTTGCATCGATTGGTGAAAAGTGGATTGGTCCATTTATCCTGGACAACATCGAACGTAGTCGGGTGCTTTTTAATTTTGTGGCCACAAATGGACTTTATACCGTTTCTTCAGGGGGCAATCAGGCAGCTGTAAACGTGACAATTGAGGTTGAAGTCACTCCAGTGAATGAATCAGGTGCAGCTATTGGCAACCCTATGCTAAAGCAGATCATTCTCAAGGGTTCAGCTAAGTCGCGGCAAACAGTTGGTGCAACGCTGGATATGGTCACATTTCAGGGGCGCTGTAGTGTACGTGCTCGCCGCTTAACTCCAACTCCTGGAGTTACCACTGTTGTTGATGATGTGAAGTGGCAAGCGTTGTACGGTGCTTATCCGTTGCAAAGCACAAAATATGAACATGAAACAGTTTTCCGTGCACGTACATATGCAACGACTGGAGCATTGTCGGTTAAATCGCGCAAGATCAATTTTGATCTTCAGCGGATGTTGCCTACCTACAAAAATGGAGCAATGACGACTGAATTATTTCCAACGTCTAGCTTTGCTGATGCACTGGTCTCAATGGCACTCGATGATAAGATCGGTCGCCGTACGATTGACGAGATTGATGTAGAAAATATCTATCGTACCTATAACGATATTGTCGACTACTTCGGTACAACTTTAGCAGCAGAATTCTGTACTACGCTGGATGACACTAACGTCTCATTTGAAGAGTTAGTCACAAATCTCTGTGATGCCGTATTTTGTACGGCATATCGGCAAAACAACAAGCTCAAGATCTACTTTGAGCGACCAACTGATAATTCGGTGTTGTTGTTTAACTTCAGGAACATCATTCCTGATACTTATAAGCATGATCTCACTTTCGGTGTGATGGATGACTACGATGGACTGATCTATGAATACACGGATCCAACCGATGATAGTCGTATAAACATTTATCTACCGGATAAAGGAGCCAAGAACCCGAAAGAAGTTAAGTCAGTTGGTGTGCGAAATAAGTGGCAGGCTCATTTCAATGCGTACCGGCTTTGGAACAAGCTTCGGTTTCAGCGTAAATCAATTTCCTTTGATGGAGCGCCAGAATCGGAATTACTGGTTTTACGTGACCGTATAGCTGTTGCTGATTATCGCAATGGTATTCATCAAAGTGGCGATGTGGTGAAACAGGAGGGCTTAATTCTTACTCTGAGCCATGATGTTGATTTCATTGCAGGTAAGAGCTACGTCATTTATCTACAGTTGGGTGATGGTAGCGTGGACCTGATCCCTATTACTGCTGGATCTGCTAAGAACAAGGTTATTTTAGGACGCTTACCCAATAGTGCACTAAAACTTAGTCCTGAAGATTTCGTCAATACGATTTATACGGTTGTCAATGATGATACTAAGGATTCATTACCTTATTTGGTCGCTAAGAAAGATCCGGTTGATAAGTTCTCAAATACGATTACTGCAGTGAATTATGATGTGCGGTATTACCTTAACGATAAGGACTTTATAGATTTACCTGTTGATAATTCTCCAATTTACATTCGTTACGATCAGTTAGATCTTAACCTTGCTCGTTTGTACCAGATGCAAAGAGGAGAATTGCCAACTTCAGGTATAATTAACTTTGTAGTTGAAGCCGGTGCATTAGTTTCAAGTTCAAGCTCACTGAGACCTGAAACCAGAATGGTTTATAAACATACTTATGATTCAGAAACTAGGGAGTATGTTGTTCCTGCTGCTCCTGAACTGCCAGCAATTGATACAGGAGTATTTCCACCTGACTTGATTGTAAATTTAATGATTAAAGGTGCTGTTGTCGGGCGTGGAGGTGATGGTGGTTTACCACATTTAGCATTTGGAGGATTATCTGGTGACTCGAATTATACCTTTACTAGAACACGTCGTGATGGGTTTCAAGGTGCGCCGGGGCTAATGAACCGGCACAGCAAATTGAATCTTATTATCGATGGGGGGACTTTGGCTCGAGGCGGTTCAGGTGGTGGAGCTGCACCGAGTGGCATTTACACAGAATTGGGTTATGGAGTCCAAGGTATTCCTGGTGGAGCAGGAGCACCGTTTGGTCGGGTTATGACAGGACAGCCAATCTACAATGATTCTCAGGACTGGCGTTGGTATCTTGAAGGCGGTTATTTGATGGTTGTAAAAGTTACTGATGCTGAAGCTTCAGTGCCTGGTAAAGGTTATCGAACGCAGAACGATCGTTATGGATCTCCACTATCGGGAGATGGTGGTGGATGGGGACAGCGCGGTACCAAGTCTACAAACGATGGAACTTGGAACTGGCGATATCATGGCACCACTGAAGGTCAACCTGGAATAGGTGGCACTGCAATTGTCGGAGTAGCTCCACTCACAACACAATTGATAAACGGAGGGAAAATCTTACAAACCCTTTAATGCTTTGAAAGAACTTAGAGCACCCAATTCGGGTGCTTTTTTATTGCCTATGATCTGGAGGAAGGCATGCATGAACGATCAAACAAATAGCGTAGTTGAAGCAGCTGCAAGCACAGCTGCTGCGACTGCAACTAAATTTTCATATGGCTATATGGTAGGTGGGGGATTGATCGGAATCTTTGGAAAAATTGACTGGGCTGTAGTCATTTCAATCTTAATCGGTTTAGCAACCTACTTAACGAATCTCTACTTTAAACGCCGTGATGAAAAGCGGGCTGATGAGATTCATAAATTACGTGTTGAGCAGTATGAGCAAACTAAAAAACGAATCAAGGGGGATAATAATGAACAGCGAACAGACTAGAGCTTATCTGGCTTTTGCACTTGTTGGGTTAATGTTTGTACTGGTTGTAGCATTATTTTTTGTCGATATGCCTCGTGAAAATAGCAACTTGATTAATACTGCTTTGGGCTTCATTGCGGGGGCAATGACGACAGCATGTGGTTTCTATTTCGGAAGCTCAGATCAAGAAAAGAAAAATAGAGCTGAAGAATCAAAGCAGTAAATAACACAACTTTAAGTGCCGCCTTCGGGCGGTTTTTTTACATCTGAAGGAAACCGAAATGAACATTGAACAATATCTTGAAGAACTCATTAAACGCGAAGGCGGGTATGTGAATAACCCAGCAGATCGAGGGGGTGCAACAAAATACGGTATTACCGAAGCAGTAGCTCGCGCAAATGGTTTTAAAGGCAATATGCGTGATTTGCCTTTAGATGTGGCCAAAGCAATTTATCGCAAAAACTACTGGACAGCACCACGATTTGACCAGGTGAACGCTATTAACTCTGCAGTTGCTGAAGAGCTTTTAGATACTGGGGTGAACTGTGGAACTGGCTTTGCTAAACCACTTTTACAACGTGCTTTAAACTTGCTGAATAATCAGGGTAAGGGTGGTTGGCCAGATCTTGCGGTCGACGGAATTTATGGACCAGCTACGCTAAATGCTCTCAAAACATATCTATCAAAAAGAGGTAAAGAAGGCGAGAAAGTCCTGGTGCGAGTTCTTAATATCATGCAAGGCCAGCGCTATATCGAAATCTGTGAACGCAATCCTTCACAAGAACAGTTTTTTTATGGCTGGATTGCAAATCGAGTGGTGATTTGAATGACTCGAGCAGAAACAGTAACTGAGCTCACGCCATATTTGGAATACTGGAGCAGCGGCATTTATATGTTTAAGTGCCCCGGGTGTAAATATTTACATCCATTCCATGTGAAAGAAGGTGCACATCACAATGGCAGTATTTGGGATTTTAACGGCGATATAAATAAGCCAACGTTTACACCTTCTTTACTTGTTAATGATCATTACCCGGCGAGCCGATGTCATTTATTTTTGACAGATGGCAAGATTCAATTCTTATCTGATTGTCATCATGATTTGGCTGGGAAAACTGTCGACATGGTACCAATCGATGTTTAAATTTCTATTTCTGAGCATTCTATTAACTGGATGCTCAGCTCATACTATTAACAGCAATGTAAATGTCTCAGTTTGTGTTAGAGCACTTTGAAAGAAGCCCTGAATGATCAGGGCTTTTTAATTAATTTTCTACTTCTGCATCGTAGATTGTTTTTAAAGAGGTTTTTAGAGCTTCATCATTTGTACTATCAATGAATCTCTTCATTTTCTCTTTATATTCGGGATGCCCACCTTTGTATTTAGCAAGCAAGTATGAGAACTCACCCATCTTATAATCAGGGTCAGTCTTGTTTTCTGGTTTATCTAGTTCTACTTTTAGAACGTTTGCAGCTTCGTCAAAACATTGATTAATCAGAGTGCTTTCTTTTTTCTGTAAAGTTAAAATCTGGCATTTAGCGATAGATAGAGCAGGGTTTTCAGGATGTTCTGCTATTTGTTTTACATTTAAAGCTAAAGCTTCATCATACATCTGTGATGCTAAATACACGTTCATTTGCAGCATTTCACGCTTGCTCTTATCTGACATTGTATTAATTTCAGGGAGCAATTCTTTCATATGCTTTTGTAAGACTTCTGGACTTTCAAGAGAATACTTCTGAACATATTCATTATGTTTATCTAAAATTTGCTGATCCTTAGCAGACAGCTTTTTAGGTGCTAGTGCCTCTGACTTTACTTCCGTTTGTTTAGTACCTTCAGAAGCATTACCGCAGCCAGCTAGAAAAGCTGAACCAAGAATAATTAGTGTAAGTGTTTTTCTCATTTCTTCCTTCTTGCTGCAGATATAATTGTGAACTCATGTACTACGTGCGGAGGGTTTGTAATTACACCTCCGCCATCAAACCTAGCATCGTATTTCATAGTTAATTGAACGTTGATAGTTGATAGGTCAGGGGTAGGTAGCTTGATGTTGCAACTACCGACAGGCTGCCTATCATTTTCTGTATTCCAAACGCCTTTGCTTACTTTTAAATTAACTACTTCGTTAATCTGTTTCCCATTCTTAAATAATCGTAAAGCTGCTTGGGGGTAAATTGTTGCATCGGCACGAAGAGCAGGCGGCAGCAATGTTACAGTCACGAATAGGTTTTGCTTTTCTAATTTATACGAAACTTCAAACGTACATGCCCCTGATAACGCTTGCATTGCTTGTCCAAATAACGACGCCTTATCCTGATCGTATGGATACAACCAAGGCTTAAATGGTACAAGAGTGGTTTTAGTATTCTCTATGTAATAGTTTTCGTACTCATCTTTCGCAAAGCTATCAGTTGTTTGCTGTTTTTGAGACATCGGAGCCGAGCTTGATTTTGCAGAAGATGTAGCACCACCGCCATTGTCTTGAACAACTAAATTTTGTTTAGGTAAAAGCTTACAACCACATGAAAGTGAGTCATTAACGCGTGCAGCTGCTTTGCCGAAGATCTGCATGTTTGGATCGCCAGAAACAATCGTAGCGACAATTTTATGTGTTGGGCAGGTAGCTTTATCACCGACACAAGCAACGGCAATACCGTCAATCAGGAACATACCATTTCCTGAAATTACTTGGCCGCCTCCAGTAGTGGGGCAGCCGATTGTTATATATGGGGTTGCCAAAATAATTCCCTGTTATTTTCGTGTAGGAGGGAAATGATAACAATGAGGGGTAGACAGTGCTGTATAGTTTTATTTATCAGGATGCACAGCTCCTAGGATCAATAATAAAGTGAATGTAAGAATTTGTGTGAGGGCCCTCTGAGGAGGGCTTTTGTTAATTTAAACTTTTAACCCTTTCCCATTCAGCTTTAAGAAGATCTTTTGATTTATTTTTAATTGAATCAATGTTTTGGGATATTAGTGTGAAATATGGATCACTTAAATAATTTATTGCTGTAAGTTGATTATTGTTAGTTTTATTACTACTAATTATTTGATTATATTTTTGAGTTATACCCACAATTGCACCATGTATTTCATTGATCAGATTGCATATTTCACGATCAATGTAGTCGGTTTTACTTAAAGTTAGATCAATTCGCATACCTAAATTATGCAAATCTGAAATATGTTTTCTGTGATTATCACTAACTGCAAGATACCTTTCTTCTGAAATTTCTTGCCTGTGAACTAATATGCTAGAAATTACAAAATCATAGGATTGGGTTGGAAACGTTGATGCTAATTGAATAAATTCAGCTATCATATTTCTGACTTCTTTTACCCATTCTTGTCTATTTCTGGTGTTAACATCATTTTTTTGTTGAGCAATTTGGCTATTGATAAGGTCTTGCTGGAGCTTATTTTGGCTCGTTATCAAACTTTTATTTGTCCTATCAACCAATGAAATGGTTATCCATGCACTTATAATTGCAGTAATAATAGATACCGCCACTGTAATTCCAAGTGCAGTATAATCTGTTGGGGAATCTATCTTTAGTTCTATAGGACCTTTGGGTGGAATATTTTGAAGCACAATTGTTTGATGCTTTAAAATTTCATTGTTACTGATAGCCATTTAAAATATATAATTTAGTTATAAAATGCTAATTTATATCGGAACTTAATTTTTTCCAAGACAAAAAAATTATGATTTTATATTTATCTTAGGAACTATTTCATCATTTAATTTTTTTCGTAACTTTTGAAATGTCTCTCTATCTCTCTTCAATGCATTTATATAGACCTGAAATTTATCTATTTGTTGTAAATGTTCTTTTTTCAAAATTCTGTTTAATAAATTTATGATTCCATAGTAGTACCACCAAGTAATCTTCTGTATTTCTTCATCTGTTAAGATTGATCTACCATTTAGAAAATTCTCTTCATAACTGAATAAATTTAATTTTAAATTAAAGGCCAGTTCTGGATATTCTTCGAAAAGAGTTTTAGCTTTTACAGAGGCTTCTTTTATGTATTCTGGCTCATGCCCCATACCTGAGTGCATAAGTACAAACGTTCCATAATTATCTAAGGTGAATAGGATTTTATTTATAGCAAGTTGAATACTCTTAGCTTGTTCTTGTTGAATGGTTGAAGTTAATTGTTCTCTCCAATCTGTATATAGGAGAGCAGCAACTAAAGCTGCCCCTAGTGTTGCAATTGCGCCGAATATACTTCCTGTAGTGGATAGGCTATCTTGTATAGCTTTAACATCGCCCCAGTTGAAATATAAAATTCCGAAAATACTAAATAGTAGAAAAATTAAAATTAATCCTATAATCATAATATTTATGGAAAAGGCACTCTTATTCATTATTCACCAACTCCTCCTAAAATAGGTACCATTTGGGACTCAGAGATTCGAGCCTTCTCATCTACTTATATAATTTACAACATGGGATAATTAAATATATTTATATAGACTAAAACAAAGATCTTCTAGATCCGAACATCATCTAGTTCTTTAAAAGCTTACCTTTATGCCCTTGAACAAACTAGTTTTATCTGAAGATAAAGTATATGCTTTAACTATTTTTAGTCATTGAGCACCGAAATGAGCAGAAAAGATTTCGAAAAGTTTTTGAAGGATAATGCGAAAAAATATAGCAAAGAAGAAAATGAAATTGATTGGGAAAAGCAGAAGCAAGAATGGTTGGAATTTATTGAATTTTTTTATAATCAAGTAAAAAAATGGTTAAAACCTTATATTGATCAAGGCTCTTTAAGTATTTCGTTTAGTGAAAAAAATATTACTGAAGATCATATCGGATCCTATATCGTTAATAAAATGGATATTTCTTTAGCAGGAGCAACACTTACACTTGACCCAATCGGTACGTTATTGATAGGAACCAAAGGAAGAATTGACTTAATTGGGCCAAAAGGTTCTGTAAAATTTATTTTAACTGATATGAATTCAAATGGATTCAATATAAGTTTTAAAGTTCTTTCTGATAATGAGAAACATGAAACTAAAACTGATATCAATTGGACATGGAAGATAATTGATCGAAATTCAACACGTATAAAGTTTATTGAATTTAATGAAAATAATTTCTTTGCTTCATTAATGGGGCTGGTGAATTAATGAAATGATTAAATTTTCAAATCAACATTCTACAATTGAAGATATAAATCAATTCTATTTTTATGGAACTTCTTCATTAAGACATTACTTTGATGAACAAAATGAATACTTTTGGGGTTATTCAAAAGCTGAACTCGAAATTGAATTCAACGTACAGTTAAGTTCACTTGAACGTATGGTTTCTCTGGAAATTTTGTCTCTTCTTGAGGCAAGCTTTAGAATTGACTATCTTCGAAGAAATGAAAAAAAGCTTAAAGATCAACTATCTAAAAATTTAAGAGCAACCTTTAAAAAAAAGGGAAATAAAGCATCTTTGGATGAGGATATTCTAAAAGAATGGAAAGTTTTTTATCCAAAAAATAAACCATTATTTGATAAATTCCAAAAAGCTTTAGATTATCGCCATTGGTTAGCCCATGGGAGGTATTGGGAGCTAAGAACTTTCCCCGAAATAATTCCATTTGATTATTTAAGTATTCAATTACTAGCCTCAGAAATCTTAAAGAATGTCGACTTTCAAAAATTATAGTGCAACTGTTATGATATACTATATCGATAATGTGTAAGACATAAAATTTTGTTTTAAATATTAATGAGCTATTATTTTTTAATAATTAATAGTTCATCCCAAAGAAAGGGATTCTTGCTTAATTTATCACGGGACATCGACCAGTTACGACCGGGTACAAAGCAGGGTCCGACTCCTAATTTCTTCTTTCCAAACTTGCTATGGATATCATCCATAGCCTGCATCAAACATTGCTTTTTCTCTATATGTGCGAAGTCGGTTAATAGGTCATAAGTATGGCCAGATTTTGGCTCTAAGCCGGTCAGCACAATACCGCATTTTTTATATTTGATACCTTCTTTATAAATTTCATCAATCATGCGTACCGCAGCTTTTACAAAATCAGTAGCACAATCAGTTGGCTCTGAAAATGAGCCGGTAATGGATTTATTATAGAAAGGAACATTCTGATCAAAAGGATTAGATTGAACAAAAGCAATCATACACCCGCATAAAAGCCCTTCATCACGCAGCCTTTTACAAGCATCTTGCGCATACATCGAAATAGCTTCTTTTAGATCCGTTAGTTCAGTTACGCGACCGCCAAAAGACCGGCTTGCGACTATTTGCTTTTTTGAGGGCGGGGTGTGCTCGATCTCAATGCATGAGATGCCTTGTAATTCGTTAATTGTACGAGCCATAACAATTGAAAACTGCCGCTGCATTTCCCGCGCTTCAGTACATGCTAAATCTAAAACAGTTTTAACTCCCATTCCATGTAGTTTTTTTGCGTGCTTACGCCCAACTCCCCAAACTTCAGAAACGTCTATTTGGGCAAAGTAATACTCTTTGTTGCACGGATCCATATTTACGAGATCGCAAACACTGTTAAAGCCCGCATTCTTTTTAGCTATATGGTTAGCTATCTTCGATTCTGTCTTACTTCTACCAATACCAACACAAACCGGCAATCCTAGCCACTTCCATAATTGCTGGCGCATTTGCTGGCCAACTTTCTCTAAATCAAAGTTCTTCTCATAAGCAGTGAAGTCAACAAAGCATTCATCAATAGAATAAGGTTCAACTTCTTCATCTGTTACGTATGAAGAAAGGATCTTATGAAAGCGCCGTGACATTTCGGCATACATTGCATAGTTGCTTGAAAGTACGATTACGCTATGCTTTTGAACTATATCTTTAATTTGGAATAACGGCACACCCATCTTTATCCCGAGAGCTTTAGCTTCATTTGATCTGGCTACTGCACAGCCGTCGTTATTCGAGAGGACTATAGTACTTTTATTATTCAAACTTGGATTAAAGACCCTCTCGCATGAGACATACATATTATTTACATCTATGAGAAAAAAGACTTTGTTCTCATGTTTCATGACTTATTTCTTATCATTTTAATGATGCAAGTGACAACGCCCCAAATAAGCAGCTCTTGACCATCTAATAAATGAATATCTTTGTAATCTGGATTTTCTGCTTTTAGCCATTGGCCTTTATCATCGATCATTAGGCGCTTAACCGTAAAATCATTATCAATTAGTGCCACAACAATATCGCCGTGTTTAGCATCTAAGCTACGATCGACAATGAGCTCGTCATTAATGTCGATGCCAGCGTTGAGCATTGAGAGTGAGGCGACTTTGACAATGAAAGTTGCAGTTTCATTTTTTATTAGGTGCTCATTCATATCGAGCGCTTTATCAATGTAGTCCTGAGCTGGGGAGGGGAAACCCGCATTGATTTTTTCCAATGCATAGGGGATTAACATTTGAGTCGAGGGGATTACGAGCTTAATTGAGATAACATCAGCTAAAACAATAGATTGATTGAGATAGTGCTTTATCTCAATGATGGACGGTACAATATCACTCATAACATTCCCCTTAATTTGATTTCGTTACAAAATCAAATGATATGCTAGAGCATGGCGATAATTCAAATTTAAAAAGCTGTGGATAAATAACGACTAGTCATTACTTGTCGCGCTAGTCGGTGCATTTGGTCGGAAAATCAACGGCGCTAATTTGCAGTTTTTTTAGGTTTAGGGAAGTAGTCAGCAGTAAATTCATCTAGGGGCATTTCAAAGAAAAACCGAAAAGCATCTTCTTTTTTGCAGTTTAGCCAATCTACTCGATACTCTTCAGGAATAACGATGATAGATCTTTTCTCATCTTCGGGTTTATGAAACTGATTCATGAAGGGATGAGCGTCAGCGTTGATTGTGAGCATAGACATTGAGCGAACTTGCTGGCTATCAATCACAGTTGAATCATAAATTGCAGCGACTGTGAACGGTAAACCATCCTCACGAAAAATTCCCCAACGTTCAGCTTTTCCATTTACATAACGTGGTTCATAAATTTTTTCGACTGGTATTAAAGCAAACTGACTTTTAGCCCATGCATGTCGAAAGCTAGGTTTTTTATCTACAGTTTCTGTTCTAGCGTTATAAGTGTATTTAGAGAATTTAAAATCATGATTCCAAGGCGGAATCATGCCGAACTTAACTTGGCGCCATTCTATGTGACCATCGTTAGAAAAAATAAGAGGGCAGTCATAGCCGGGATAAACATCTGCTTTATAGTCGAAAGTGGGTTCGAGTAAATCTAGAAGGTGTACTCGGTCTTTGGAAATCGGTTCATAGTTTGCGCACATAACCCACCTCTACTAATCAATACATCGCGTATTAATGAACTCAATAATAATAGCTAAGCATTCTTGAGATCCTTCAATTTGTTTTTTTAAATTACTATTTCCTATATGCTCTTCTTGAAAGAATTCATCCGCCATTTGCCATGACTTAATAACTTCAATCACGTCTTCTTTGGTCCATTCTTTTGCTAATTTAGATATTTCTTCTTCCGTAAGATTCTTTTTCATTTTATTGTCCATTAACTTGCCCAGCTATCTACTATATTAGCCCAGTCCTGTAGCATTTTTCGTCTGCTTTCCAGGTATTTTGCATGGTTATATGTAGCTCTAGTTTTATTACCATCTGCATGTGCTAATTGTTTTTCAATCCATTTGTCATCGTAATCCTTTTCATTTAACAATGTTGATGCAGTGGCACGGAAATCATGAGCAGTAACATCAGATAATCCAATGTAGTCAAGCATCTTGTTCAGGGTAGTAGCTGAAAGCATTCCATCTTGATAAATCGCAGGAAACACATATTCACGATTACCGACAATATTGCGTTGCTCTTGAAGAATATTGAAAACTTGGTCAGACATTGGGACGATGTGAATACGCTTCTTTTTCATCATCTCTTTTGGGAATGTGATTGTTCTTGCTTCAAAATCTACATATTCCCACTTCATGCGACGGATCTCGATAGTCCTAAGCATAGAGTAGAGCATTACTAACCCAGCATTTTTAACTGTAGTAGATCCACCGTAGTTGTTTAGCTTATTTCTAAGTTGTACAGCCTCATGTTTTTCCATTGGCCTTGCGTGTTCTATTTCTGGGCGCTCAACTACATTTTTAACTGCATAAGTAGGATCATAATCAGCTCTAAGTGTGGCGATTGCATAACGCATTACGCCGCCAATAAAAGTACGGTTCTGAATTGCTGATACTTCGCCAGTACCATGATTTTTTTGGCGCTTAACTCGTGCAATTGTTTTTTTTATTATTGTCAAAACATCTGCCGAGGTAACCTCTTTAATATCTTTATCACCAATAACTTTTAAAATATCTTTATCGAGTGCTCGCTGAAAAGCTTCTTGATATCGCTCTGATCGATTATTTAATTTTTCTTTTTTAAATTCTGCAGCTACATCTTTAAATAAAACTCTATTGTCATATTCATCATGTTTGGCCTTTTTCTGATTTTCTTTTTCTTCTACTGGATTTATACCGCTAGCAACTAATGACTTAGCCTCATCTCGTTTTGTGCGCGCTTCAGCTAATCCAACAATGGGATATTCGCCTAGGCTCATCATCTGAGTTTTTTTGAGCCACTGAAAACGATAGCGCCAATACTTCTTACCATTGGGTTTAATTTCAACACATAAGCCGTCGGAATCACCAATTCGATAAAGCTTTTCTTTTGGTTTTGCACTTCTGATTTTTGAGTCACTTAACATGAAATCTTGAGTATCCGATTTGATTTTTGAGGCGGTACTCAAAATGATACTCAAGATTGGTGATTTTGCATAGTTTGCCTAGATTTGCTTAGATTTGTATTTTTGATATTTTTCAATAATTTGAGGATTTTAAAATTTTGCTGGATTTTTTTAGATTTGCTCAATGATTCTTTTCGATCATTAGAAGCATGATGAACTTAACCTCATGATAATTAATATATATTTAATAAGTGACTAGAGTTTTACTCACAATGTTACTCACTTTTTAAAAAGTACCTTTATTTGATCAAATAAAAAGCCGCTTTCTAAGCGGCTAATGTACCAGAATTTCCTGATCTTGTAATAACTTCATGCTTTATTGCTAGCAAAAGCATATTAATAATTATAAGTTGATGTATTTCTTAAACTAAAAACAGTGAAGTAAATCGGTAATTTACTTTGAAACTGCCTTTGTATTAGTGGGCAAAAGTTGCCATACAAAATTTTCTTGATTCAGTGGGGTAAAGCCTATTTTTTTATAGAGACCTGAGGCTGTACTCGTAAGTAACATAATTCTGCGAAGTTTAAGAGACTCTAAGTGTTCTAAGCAACATTCCATTAACCAGCGTCCTAACCCCATTTTTTGAAACTCATCAATCACAAAAACATCTTTTACATAAGCAAAAGTTGCATAGTCTGTAATGATACGAGCAAGACCAATTTGTTGGTTGTTCGGATCATATAATCCAAAGCATAAACTATGTTGTATAGCGGTTTGCATTGTTTCTAAATCAATCCCTTTTGCCCATTTTGAATGGTATAAAAAAGAATGAATAACTTCTATGTTGAGTTTAGAAGGATCTGTAGAAACAGTATAATGATCATCACGTGTGACTGTGAAATTCGATAACTGCATAGGAAAACCCTTTAATTCAAAGAATTATTGAATACGGTTAAAAATAGCATAGTGCATACAAAGTTTTCTTCAAAGCTACCCCTATTTAGTTACCATTATGTTTCGTAATTACTCATAAAAATTAAAAAATTCTCGAAGAATAATAGTTGATGAAATATCGGTGAAAAAGTTCGATTTACTTTATTAGTTTAATTATCCTGCACGCCAAACTTGACGGCCCATAACTTTAAAATTGATGCCGTTCTGTTCTGTTACTTTACGATCTCTATATTTTTCATTCAGACTATGGAGGACCAAAGTTCCCCCTTCTTCTTTGAAAACTCTCTTAATCATTCCTTCACCTTCGAAGTAGACAGCATAAATTTCACCATCAATGATCTCGGTTTGCGATATATCAATACCAACTAGATCATCATGGAAAATATACTCTTCCATGCTGTCCCCTTTAGCTTTTATTAGCTTTAAGTATTTAGGTTCTACAGCTTTCCTATGAAAGAAAGAGGGAGGGAATGGATACTTCCCGTTAATTACATCAAAATGGAACTCAATAGATTCCCCAGTACCACATGAAAAACTAGCTTCCACGACATCTATCCATACATAACCGTTAGCCACTTCATACTCAACAACATCTGCATCCATGATGTCGTCTGTATCAAATGATACATCTTCTTTTTTAGTAAGCCCATGCTTTGCCATGAACTCTTGCATATTGAAGTTATCAATCTTTGCAGGCTTTTTCCCATTAAGAAGCCACCCCGCATCAACTTCAAGTAATGCGGCGAGTTTATCTAGGGTTTCTTTACTAATCTGTCCCTTTTTCCACTTTGCTGGAGCCTGAGCAGAAAGACCAATTAAAGTAGCGGCTTTCGACCAAGATAACTTCTTTGCTTTTAGGGCATCCTGAATACGTTCAACCATTGTGCTCATCGCGATCATTACTTGTAACCTTTGGTTGAATTTTAGTTTAAAAAAATCTATTTGTGAAGTACACATGAGTTGAAACCATTTTTAACTTATGGTTTAATTAAAATGTAAATTGGGTTTAAATAAGGTTTAATTTATGAGTGTTATTCAACAAGCTATTAACACTATTGGTGGACGAATCAATGCAGTCTCTCTACTTGGGGTCTCTTAAGTGGCCGGAAGAAAAATGGCAGAAAAAGGTGTATTGCTTCGTACAAACTACACAGGCGAAACCCGTTACACACCAATCCTTGGACACGTTTTTCAGCATCTAACTTTGGAGCATCCATATCTATGACCGAATCTGGATTGTTGCCCACTCTCAAAGCATCAGATGTCAAGATAATGGGTTGTCCATCGGAGCGGAACAGAAAAAGTCCTTGTTTGGAATCGATGGTAAATATATGGCCAACACCGAAAGCATTGGATTGGAACAAGAGAAGGAGTGTCAGCCATCATCCGAGAACTGATTTACCGGATGCAGTTGTGAAGTTTCCAATTCCAATTGCGAGCGATTTAAGCAAGGGGGGCCGTTTGAACCCAAATTGGGTCGAATGGCTGATGGTGTGGCCAATCGAGGGGACCAGCTTAAAACTATTGGAAATGAACAAGTTTCAATCGTGGCTAAAAGCACATTTAAATTTTTAGGGGAAGGTCTATGAGCTTAGATACAACGATTTGGGCGTGGAAATCACGCCAAAAACAAAGAGTCAGTGGTGCTTTGAAGCCACTTAAAAAGTTAGTTCTTCTTTCACTGGCTGACCGTGCTGGTGAAGATCATTGCTGTTATCCAAGCATTGCTCGTCTTGTCCAAGATACAGAAATGGATCGAAAAACAGTTCTTAATATTATAGATGAATTAATTGAGGATGGATTTATTATCGATACAGGTAAGCGTGAAGGTAAAACTAAGCAAATTAAAGTTTACCATTTAGTTGGTGTTAAAAGCCGAGAAACAGTTCCATCAACACTACACTTTGACAAGGGAAATGATGATTTAAACAGTATCAATAATGGAACAGTTCCGACAACGGAACAGTTCCAACAATTCCAGCAAAGAGTTCCAACAATTCCAGCAAAGAGTTCCAACGTTGGGACACGGAATCTACCAAAGAAACTATTAGAAGAATCTAAAAATAAAAAAATATGGCTGAATTTGAAAAAACTTCGTGAAGAAATTCTTTTGGCAACTGATGAGGAAACTTACGAGCAGATCAAAGACGCGATTTGGTTTGATCGAGAGTTACGAGCATTTGAACTCTACAACGCTGAAAAGAATCTTTGTGATGAACTCATGCTTTACCACTTTGCAGATTGGTTAATCAACACATTTTGTAAGTACCAAGTTCGTGAACAAGCAAAAAAAACAACTACTGAATCACAATCACAAGTTCGAACCACCAAAGGAGAATTAAAAGTACTCAGTTCTAAAAAAATTTACGCATTTGCTCAAAAACTTTATGTACATCCAGAGTTTGCAAGCAGATATGCGGAAAGTAATGAAAGCTATGAACAACTAGCTGCTCGTATTGCCGTAAAACTTGCTGATCTCGAGCAACAACAAAAATTGATGCCATACCTTAAGCAAGTTGGATTCCAATCAAATTGTAATGGAGAAATAACATGAATAAATTTGAGATTTTAGCGTGGGCAATGCTCATTTCAATTGTAACTGGGGTTATCTGTGGTGTTGTAGTGCTTTGGTGGCATTCAAGTAAGGAGGCTATTGAGGAATGACATCCATGAGCCTTGCTGAATATCACTTAAAGTTAAAGTGTCCAAAGCCTGAAAAATCTAAAATGGGTCCTAATAAATTTAATGCTTCAAAAATTAAATTAGATGGGATGACTTTTGATAGCACAAAGGAATACAAGCGCTATATCCAACTCAAGGCTCAACAACGGGGTGGAATTAAAGATTTGCAGCACTACACAAAATTCGAGTTAGCGCCCAAAACAAAAATTGAAGGAGAGAAAAGAACTAAACCCGCACTTAGATACTTTGCTGATTTAACTTACTTTACTGCTACTGGTGTTTCTGTAGTTGAGAATGTGAAGTCAGCAGCAACACGTAAGCTAGCAAGTTATCGAAACAAAAAACACCTTATGAAAACAGTACACAATATTGATGTGAGGGAATTTAAAGATGAATGCAAAAGTAAATAATAAGATAATGGACTGGTCTAAACGTTCCGCTCATCAGTGGCTTGAACAATATGGTTTGTGGGTAAGATCTACGAAATTTAAAGTTTCAGCAAATCCTTTAGCTATATTAATTGACCAAAATGACACAACTAGAATCAGGGCAAGTAAGGTTTCTATCCCTTGCGTTATTGAAGATTTTGAAGCAGTTGAGGTAGGTAAACTATTGGCAAAAATGCATAGTGATAAAAGAGATTTTTTGCAAGAAAGATCTTGGTTTTTAATACTTTATTATGAAAATAATTGGTCTTATCTAACAATTGCCAATGTTCATAAATGCAGTAAAGCAAAAGTCCGTTCAGAAATTGATAAAGGCCTTGCATATTTAGATGGAAAAATAGAGGTGTTGCAATATTGACAATGCAGCACAGTTAGTATAAATTTATGTTAAGGTGGGACGAAGTTATGGTCGAACACCAAAGATATTTTAAAGCTCACTTATTAGTGGGCTTTTTTTATTGATTAAAATTGATTTTATTGCTTTTGAACTGTCAACAGAAAACAGTATTAAGTTTTGATGGCTTGTTAAATTAAAATTTCTTTAATTTTAAAGGCTATTCACATGAAAAAACCATTAGCTATCCTTTGGAAAAAATCTGAATTTCAAAACATTATCGTCACAAAAACTGATGGTAAGGAGTATAAGGGGAAGATTTTGTTATCAGGAGTCTTGTACAACAGGCTCGTACTCAATTAATTGGAACAACAAAAATTCATCACTTAATTATTAATGATGAGAAGTTCAATAGATCGGGGGAATGATTCATTTTGCTCTGATAAAGGTGAAGTGATGACATTAATATGATTTGCCTAAATTACCGGACGCATTACGGTGCGAAGCCCTGCTAAATACTAGTTATTGGCGGGGCTTTTTATTTTTCAGTTTCTACCACCCAGCTCTATCACATATAAATGATAGGGCTTTTTTTATGAGGAAACCTTCATGGTTACTACCCCAAAACAAGCAACAATTGAAACTTTAACAAATACAAACTTACCTGCTGGTCATACAGTGCTGGTTAGGATTGACGATTCGACTAGTTATGACCAAGTGTTGAGTAATGTTGAAGCAATTAATGCATTACCAGGTTTTACTGTCATTGGTGTAACTAGTCTTCCAAATCCTCCAGCATCGGCTTGGTATTTGGATAACTGTACATATGAAAATGGTGTTTTAACTCCAGTAGGCGAGCCATTAGATTTTGGTACACCTGAAGCACCAATAATCATGTACGGTTACCATGCAGCTACTAAAGCTAATATTGGCGATACGCTTGAAGTTGTGGCTGAGAACTTTTTAAGTGCTACAGGTAATGTCCATAGTGGTGTTCGTTTACAGACCACTTTTGATAGTTACGATTTAGGCGGTTCTGATATTGGTTATAACAATACTTACGATGAGATGAATGATTTCTTCTCATTGTTAGATACTTTGTTCAATACACAAAACTTACCTGTTAAGTATTCAATGAAATATGTATCTGCAACTGAAATTGAGCATGTGATTACCATCAGTTGATGGTTTAACTGAAATTCATCGTTATAACCAGACTATTACAGCGTTCACTGAAGATGTTTACTTCAACCTCACTCTTGTATGCCAGAATAGCAATGAAGTGACTCCTACGACTATTAAAGTGATTCCTGCTGTTTAATATTCGTTGAAAATTAAGAAATGAATTCTAGCTCCACTTGATTCCTTGATTGAGTGGAGTTTTTATTTCTGGAGAATTTATGACAGGATTTCAAAAATTACCAATGAAATTAAACAGATCCAAGCAGAACTTAATCATATAGGCAGTTGTTCAACACAAGAACTAACTCAAGAAGAGATCGCTCAATTAGATGAGCGTTTTTTTATGGCTTTAGAAAAACATAATAAATTAATTGCTCGGCTTAATAATAAACCTGAATATTTTTTATCGTAGCGGAGGTGTTGGCATGGACTCGAAGCAATATATTAAGCTCACAGGAAAGACAGAAGTCAAATCCAAACCAAAGAATAGGTAATTATCCAAAGCCAAGCAAAATTATTTAGAAGCTCAAAAGACCCTTAATCAAGAATTAAAAGAAACGGCCATTCGCTTCGAAAGCAATTTTCTACCTATCCTAAACATTGGCGCTTTGATTTTCACATAGTGAAGTTGAGATTGAGGCCGGGCATCCGACTGGTGGACATGGTAACAAATCTACTAATAGGGGCACAAGAAAGTGGAATTACCACGGCATGACTGAAGGTCAGCCGACACGAGGTGGCACAGCAATTGGCGGAGTAGCACCACTAACAACTAAGCTGATCAATGGAGGGAAAATTTTACAAACTGCTTAATCTTATTAGCACCAATAAAGGGTGCTTTTTATTTTCATAGATATTTAAAGGTACATAAAATGGCTACAGTAAATGCAACTGACGTTATTGATGGTTCAGAAAATCAAAAGCAGATTAATGATAAAACAATTCAGGTGGTCAATACACTTAATGATCTTATTAGTGTGGTCCCGAGAGAAGATGGACAGATTGTTCGGGTTTTATCCTATCATACCCCAATACCTGGATTAATAAATCCTAGGACTGGTGGCGGTTTATTCGTATGGAGCGGAACAGAAAGTAAAAGTAAGCATGATGGTGGATATACTATTGATCCATTAATAACTTTACCAGGTTTTGCTAATTTTAATACTTACTATAATGCTACCAATACAGGAAATGGTTGTTGGGTCCGTATTGACAGTACTTCTGAAATTGATGCTGAGAATTATGGTTTGAGTCAAGATTCAACATTTGTATGGTCTTGTGCAGCTATGAATCAGGCGTTGTATTATGCCGCATCATTTAATTTGCCTCGTACTGTTAAAATCGGGACAGGTACTTTTAGAACGACTAATCCTATTATCATTTCTAAAATCCATGCTGCACAAGGAACTTCTGTCTACTATCGAGTACCAAAATTAATAGGCGCAGGACGTGGAGCAACTGAATTCATCAAAACTACGACTAATCATGTAGGTAGTGGCTATCTTACGGATAATATTGATGCGGTTATTTTTGTATGCCCAAAAGATGGTGATCTATATGGTATGTATGATCGTGTCGAAGGTATTTCAGTTTATCGATATGGTTCAGTTGCTGGAACAGGTTATGGTTTCTATTTACGAGCAAATATTTATGGAAGTCGAAATGACCTAAGGGTAGTTGGGTGTGATAAAGGATATTTTCAAACTGATTGCTGGATGACCCAAGTCAACAATATCTTAACGGATAATACTGTTTCGCTTGGTATTGGGATTACATCTGGTACATCAGTAACGGGTCGCAATCTGTATGTTACGAACTCTCAGGGAGTTGGTATTGATCTATCTGCGCTTACTTACTCTGATTTATCTGTACATGCTGATGGCTGTGGTACCGGATCACCAGATGGTGCTAATGCTATTCAAGGTTCCTTAACTCACTCAACACGGTTATTGGCCTCTGTTGAGAACCACAAAGGAACGGAATTTTATTTTACAAATAGCCGTGGCGTCGTAATTACTGGGCGTAGTTATAATACAGCTGATATTTCAACTACAGTACCAAAAATAAAAATCGACTATGAATCAAATATTAAATTCGTTGGTTTTGATTGGGAAAAAACATTCAGTAATAGAACACAAGTTGAGGCTGAAAAATATACGTTTTTATCTCGGATTAGTTCACCAAATGTAAGCTTTGAAAATTGTACATTTAACGATTATTTTAAGGATTTTCCATATAAGCTATCTGATTCACGATTAGTGTCTGAATATACGTCTACAGGCTATCGTGAGGTAGATCGAACTATTTATTCGAAGGTTATTTTCACGGGTACAACATATAAAAAATCTGCTTATGTTGGTGATTGTGGCCGGTTCTTTATTGAAAAAGCAATTTGTACAAATCCTGCCTATGACCGTTATTTTGAATCTGCAGTTGCTGGTTATAAAAAATCATCTGTATCAACAAATGCCAGTTCGCCTACACAACTATCTGCTGCTTATTACGTAGATGGCGTGCTCAATACAATTAATATTTGGGGATACATAGATACCAATGGTTGGCTCTGGCTTCGAAATGATGTAACTGGCGGTAATAATTTAGAGTATCAATTTATTATTCGTAAATGATATATCAATCTGTTTTTTTAATATGTTTAGATATATAAAATGATAAACAGTAATAATATTAATGAAATGTCTATTTGTGAAAAATTTAGGAAGCCCTTTGTGAAGCATTGGGCTTTTTTTATTACCTATAATCTGGAGGGAAAGTTTTGCAAACATCTTAATTGGAATAATCAAAATGTGGTACTCGAATAAATAACTTGTCTCTATTAATAAAGGTAACTAAAAATGGAAGTATATGAAAGTATTAGTGACTTATTGAATATTCAAAATCCTGTAAATGGTCAAACTGTTTATGTGAAGTCCTACCATATTGGTAAAGGAAAAGGAGGTGGGGATTTCAGTTATGATTCAACAAAATCAGCAATAACTGACGGAGGTCTAGTTTTTAATGGGTGGGTTCGTCAAAATATTGTAGTGCCAGATGTATATATGTTTGGCGCTTATGGGAATTGGAATGCTACAAATCAAATAGGTAATGATGATACGGTTTCTTTTCAAAAATGTATTGATTACATCATGTCCAATGAAAATACCATGCGACAAGGTGGTAAGCGATTTATGTATATCCCAAGTGGAAATTTTAGATTATTAAGTTTAACAATATTAGCCCCTAATAGTGGCTTCGGATTTGAAATGTATGGGGATGGCTCTTCAACTAATCTATGGTTTGACCCTACTGGAAATGGAATTGAAGTTCTTTCTGAATATACAAGATATCGTTCAATAAGATTCAATGGTTCACTAAAAGCTGTTTATCCGGATTTAAACAATCCAGCAATCCCATATATATTTCGTTTTAAAATATCTTATAAGTATCTTGATATTGATGCAGTTTTTGATGACTGTGATGTTTCTTGGTACAACTCATTTGCTCGTGTTTCAGGTCGAGGATTTACTTTTAGAAATGGTGGAGCTGGAATGGGTGGAGCAAATGGCTTTCTTGAGATTGCTTGTGATTCTGATTTGATTGTTGCCGGTGATACCCCAGCTATGCACTCTGTAGAGAGTGGAATGCGCCACTTTAAGATTCACAACAATCGCTTTGATGTCACCTCACTTCTTGTAAAAGTAACAGGAACTCATGCTATCAAAGACTATATTAATGGGTTATCGATTTCACATAATGAGATAACTATTGCGGGTCGACTTGTCTATTCAGAAGATTGTACGTTAATTAAGCCAATTTTTTCTAATAATATTGCTATTGCTAGTTTTAAATCAAGTTCATACGAGGGAGTAGTATCAGTACCTAGAGCTATTGATGTTAAGGATATTAATAACACATGGACAAATTTTATTGATAAAAACAATATTGCAAATTCCCGTGATAAAGGTATTTCATTTGTCCATAGATATACAGACGTGGATGGTCTTTTGATTATGGGTACAACTGCAAAAGATCTAGTTTTTGGTGTGGTTAAAACGACTGGAGTTGCTAAAAATATAAAGGTTTTAAATAATATATTTGAAGGTTTTGGTGATCTACAGAATAATGCTTGTGTACTGCAAGCAACACTCCAGCCAGAAAATCTAAAAATCATAGATAACACATTTAGCTCAAAATCGGACTTTTCCAAGAAGTGGATTGATGGACCTATTTCTGGTAATAGCACTATTATCATTCGTGATAATACGACTGATAATAATTTTCCAGATGAAAGACTTCAGTATATTCCAAAGATATTAGTTAATGGCGCTATAAATCCTAATGTAACTATTACAGATTCTGTTGGCTATTACAGTATTGAAGGTAAATATATTACTGTTGAATTCTCAATTCTACTTAACTCAACTCTTACAAGTGGAAATCTATCAATTACATTACCTGTTTCAGGTGTTCCTGAACGTACAGTAATTTCGAACTATATTTCAGGTCATGGTCTAATTACTCAGTCAACTGGTTTCAATATTTCCAATAATATTGCGATTAATGTGACTGCTAATACTGAACAAAGGGCGAATCTTTTAGTATTAAATGCACCTCTAGACTTATCTACTAAGTCTGCATCGAATATGCTTTTAATTGGATCATATAGATATAAATTTAAAGTATAAATTGTATGAATTAATGAGCACCCCCAATGGGTGCTTTTTTATTGCCTATGAACTGGAGAGTGAATTATATTGATTATTGATTATTGATTATTGATTATTGATTATTGATTATTGATTATTGATTATTGATTATTGATTATTGAT